TGTAAGCAGTAAGGAATGCAACATCTACAGCAAAGCCATAATGCTCTTTGCGAGTGCGGGTCATATCTGCAGTAGCAGCTCCTGCGATAGCATTGTAGTCACCTACAGAGTCGTAGAAGTATGTACCAACAGGCATATTAAGCAAAGGCAGAGTTGCGATACCCCACTCATGGCCATCACCAGATACAGTGCCAAGCAAGCAGTCACGCTCGAAACGAGTCAGCATACCAAGTGAACCGGCATTTACTGCATAACCCTGAGCATACTTGCCTTCAGAAGCAGCAATGTTGTTAGTAAGGTGAACAATCTTGTTGCCAAACTCATTCTGCTTGTTTACAGCATTGTAAAGCCCATGCTGCTCAAGTTTACGCATAATTGACTCAACACCAGGGTCGCCCACGATGTGCAACTGACCATAGAAGTCATTTGCCCCCATCATAACCTCAAGGTCGCCGAATACGTTTTCACGCTCTGTCCACTTGGCATTGATAGCGTTGGTGGAGAAATCATAAAGCAACTTATTCTTCAAAATCTGAGTCTTGTTAGCAGCAAGAGAGGCAAGAGCAGCTTCATCAAGCTTCTGAGCAAACTTGTAGATGTATTTCATCATCTTAGTTTCGAAGTCTTTCTGAATGCCAATCTCGTTGTTCATGTACATTGCAGGAGCAATTGTAAAGCCCCACGCATAAGTTGCGAAAGTAATCTGCACCATCTTAGAAGTGTTTTCACTATCTGCAATGGTCAATGTACGGGTATTACCGATGGTAATATCAGCGTCATAGTCAATTACCGGAGTCTCCAATACGTTACCGATTGAAGTCCTTGCTTTCGCTTTCAACTCCTCAGTGAGGATGCCAGTAGGGTCTTCGGACTGCACCATAAAAGCATTCAGCGCACCGTATCTACTGGGGCGATACTCAAACTTATCAAGGTTAGAGTTCGCACGAATGTTCTGGATACGTGTTAAAACTAAACTCATAATTTAACTTTTTTAATTGTTAATACTTACGCTACTATGGTGCATTACCCTTTTACGCCTCATAGCGTTTTTGTTCTCTTCTTTAGGATGTGCCGTTTATTTAATAGGCAAACTTGCCACATTATTTTCAGTTCTCAATTGCAAAGACTGATTAGCAAACTCTTGCGAGTCACGCGTCAAACCGTTTGCGAGCAGATGAGCCTCAATAGCTTTATCAGCTTCAACTTGGCTCTTAATGCCTGATAAATCAAGTGTTCCGCCTGTTCCACCTGAGCCAGACCCAAAGCCACCTGTTCCTCCGCCTTGTTGCTGGCGACCTGTTTCGATAACATCTTTCAAAGAAGTTTCCATAACAAGCTCTTGCATCGTGTACGGATTGAGATTATTCTTAGGATTGTTAAGAATGTTACCGTCAGCTCCGCGGATAACAAGCTTTTTGCCACCTTGACCATCTTCGATAAAGTCCGGAGTACCCTTGGCCAATACCTCAGCTTTAGCTGCATTAAGCAGTGTCTTCTGAATAGGCTCAGTAATACCTGACTTGAACTTAAGACCAGCAATAGCAGCTTGGAAAGCATAATCTACATGCGTATTCTTAAGAGTAGTTTCAAACTCTGTCTTCTTAGAGTTGAATTCTGTTTCTTTTGTCTGGAGCTGAGTTTGAAGCTGAGTAACTTGTGCCTTAGCATCTTTCAACTGTTGACGCAAAGTTTCATCTCCAGCTCCTTTTTCAAGCTTAGACTGAAGCTCTGTAACTTGCACTTTAGCAGCATCAAGCTCAGCCTGAACTGTTTTTACAGACTCAGCTTTTGTCTTATATTCACCAAGCACACGCTTTGCGTAGTCATAGCTCTTTTCACCGTCTTTTTTCTTGATACCGGTAATTCCAAGAATATCAGTATCATATTGCCCATGTAAAGCACCAATCTTAGTGCCAATTACAGTATTTTCGTCATTTTTCGACATTTCAGCAATGACAGTCAGCTGGGCATCTGAAAGACCAGCTAAAGCTGAATTTTGTCGTAGCATCTCAATTGTTAACATAGCTTTGTGATATTTTGTTTATTTATTTTTGACAACTAACTCTGCAGCATCTCCATAAGGGTCATGCAAGGCTTCCATGATTGTGTAGCCAAGGCCTTCGAAGTTCTTCTTAAAGAGTTGCCACTCTGCAAATGTGAACAACTGAGTAAATGGAGCAGACTCTTCTTTTCCGGTAAGCGGGTTAAATCTACGTCCGCGAACAAGTGACAAATGAACCATCTTCTCAGTACCTGCTTTAGGGACATAAGTAGATTTTTTGGTTTTTGCATTAGCGGCTTCTTTTTCTTCGATGACATCGTCAATATCAACCAAGAAAAGAGCCACATCATTAAGCTCATCCTGAAGCTCATCAGTCCAAGCTTTACCACCTTTTGTTTTCAGGGCTTCAAGCTTAGCTTTATGAGCAACAGCTTGTTTCTTATAGGCTTTTACTTCTTCAAGACTGTGTCCCTGTAGTTGCTGTAAGTCCATCTTTTGATACATACTCTAAAAGTTTTTTGTTAATTATATCGATTTTTTCTCTCATTGGCTTGTTTGAAGCAAACTCAATTATGTTAATGTTCTCACGCTCGAATTTTTCGACTAAAGTACTAAAATTTATTTTAAGTTTTACCAGATTTTCATCAATTAACTTTTTTTCATACAGTTTTAACACTTCGTCCAACGTTTTATGTGGATAAGGCTCCAACTGTTTCAAAATCAGCATCCTCTGAAGTACCAAAGGATTGTTGCGATACTCAACTTCAAGAATTTGTTGCGATATTGCATCTAGTTCTGAGTTGGACGCTCCATTCTCCTTTGCTTGTTTGTACTTAGAATATAGCTCAGTTACTGTGAAAACATAAAACTCTGTACCCCAGCTTACTGAAGACGATATGAAAGCACCTCCATATCTGAGTTTGCAAACAGTATCTTCAACAAACTTCTGTGCCAACTCAAAATTGGTCTTAAGTGCATTAAGCACTGAAGTTTTACTTTCAAAGTTAGCAGTTACTTGAGTCTCATTGATTGCTTCTTTCTCACTTACTGTACCTCCTGAACCAACTACTGAAATAACAATCTCATTTTTAAGTCTTGCACACTCATTGACGTTATAATCAAGTGAGTTTTTATCAATAGTGGTAATCTGAACTGGGTTACGCATGTCAGCTACACCCTCAGTCTGATTAGGGATAGGCACTTCCAAGAATGAACCAGGTCCAGCTATTCGCTTTTCACTGCAGCAGGGGCATTTCTCCACAGTACCATCATTGAGTATTTTGTACTCACCTTTGGCATTGCGAAGAAAGCCTCCATCGCAGTAGTCACCAGTCTCATTATTCTCAAAATTACAGTCAGCCTCATAGGCACTGTAAATAGGATACGGAGCATAAAGGTCGAGGTGCTGTTTGGATAAGGCAAAAAATAGATACCAATCCAAGTTTGATAGCTCCTTGGTGATTGGGTTTTTCTTAAGGTCCTTGTTCTTCTCATTGAGTTGCGTAGACCAAAAGAACCTAGCCGGGCAATATCCTAAATCATGTTGAGCTTCAGAAACTAATGACTGAATTTCATTCTTTTCGTCGAGTTGATAAACTCTTATAGAAGTATCATCAAATACAGCTATTCTATGTTCTGGCTGATTAAAAACAAGCCATTCAAACAAGTTTTCATCTTGCTTAGAAAGCTGGTAATCGACTACAGCGTCAATTTCAAGCCAATAAAAATATGGCTCAGGGCGTGATGTAGTTTGTACTTGAGGAAGGTCAATTACTAAAATACTATTGGGCGATACCTGCATTCGCTTCCATCCCATTGTCTTCCATACCTCTGGCTCGTTAAGATTGCTCTTACGATACAAAGCCCAGTCTTCTGCAAGCTCTGAGTCTGTAAACTGATATGAGCTAGATGAGTTACGGCTATAGAAAACTCTTTCGAGCTCTCTATAGACGTCCTCAACTATAGCAGGTGTTGGCAACGGGAATTTGAACAGCTGCAAGAATATGTTGAACTTATCTTTTGGAAGCAGATGCTTTACCCAATCTAAGAATATGGTGGTAGGTTGGTTAATATCAGATACAGCAATATTCGTCTCAGTATGGAACCTAAGACGACGCTGCATATTTACAGCCTTCTGAATAACCTGTCTTTTAGACGGTTTTTGCAGAATTTGCTTTATCTGATTTAACTCTAAGGCCATTTTCTTCGTCGTAATAATAATTGCTATCTTTTGGTAATTCCCATCCGCCGTTTAAGGCTGGGCTCATATCAAGCAATCGTTCTGCGTGTTGAAGGCCGAACTCTTGCTTGATATTATGCTTAGGCACAACCAGCGTTACCATTTGTTCTTTTTTCTTTCTCATAATTAAAGTTTTTAAGCTCCAGCGGAAGCTACGTTAACCCAATCAGTGAGAGGATTAAAGTCCAAAGTTTCACGCTTGATAATGTAGAATTTATCACTCCAGTTAGGAACAAAAGACCAACTAATAGCATTGCTATCGGGCTCTTCGTATCCACCAAGTGACTTATCACCTACAAAGAAACTGTAGATAGGAATAGGCATGTACTTAGTAGGCTCATCGAGGTCATCTACCAAACAGCCAATATTACCATTTTCATCAATAAGATAAACACCGACATTTTCACACTGATACTGCTTCAACTGAGCAATAACTTTTTGGTTTTCCTGGTAAATTATGCCTGTGAAATTTGTTGCTTCACGACCAATTGTAATAGGAATACCTCCGAGCGTCTGGTTTCCACCGCCGAATGTACGAGCCGCTCCAGCTTCTGTAGCAGGACTCTGAATATAAGGCGATACTGTCATCTTAGTACCATCAGCCGCAGAAAACAAAGCGGTAAACGATGCTTTCTTGGTCGGGTCTGTAACAGAATTTAACTCTCCAGCAGTCTTATAGATACGCTGGAATGCAACTTTTTGCAACTGCCCCATGCTTTCTTTGCAATCATTAATTTCAAGGTCAGCAATATGTGCTGCAGCAGGGCATCCACAATTTAATCCCATTGTTCTTTATGTTTTTAATATTAATACTACCGAGCAGCTACCCTTAACTAGCATCGAATTACCTGTATTTGTTCAGAAATAAACTTCTTCACAACACAAATATACTAATAAAAATTAAAAGCTGTATACTTTTTGACAATTTTTAACTAAAATATTTTTATTGTCTCATTCTCGCATGATTTTTCTATTTTGATTATAATATCTTAAGGACAATATCTCGAAATGATTAGAAATTACGAGAATAATGCGAGAATTTAATCTTTTGCACATTTGTCACATAGAAGCTTTATTTTTCCATTCACTATAATTACTTTACCACAATCTTTTCTCAGCTCTTTTGTAGTCGGTTTATAGTGTATATAGTGATTTATACAAGTACCACATTTATCACACGTGACTTCATATAGCTTTGTAATCATAACTTAATTTCTTTGATGTATTTTACGTTTTCCACCTTTCCTACTATGCATCTCCCATACACCAGTCAAGCAATCTGGAGCATCATCGTGTTGGTTTCTCTTCTTATTGTCTTTACGATATGACATAAGTGCATTGTAGAACTTAGGCCACTTCTTATCCCAGCCTTCAGGGAACAGAATATCATTCTGAACTTGAGCTGAGGCTGTAAATATACGTGTTTTCTTATTTTCTGACTGCATAAATGTTCTGATAGCGCACTTAAAGTTACGTAAATCAACTCGAAGTATCTTTTTGACATTTCTTGAGTAGCCTCGGCCACCATTATTTGACTCTATCAAGCAGTCAACGGTTTGGTTTCGTGCTAATAACTCAGCTTGTTTTGGCTCCGTTACTTCCATAGGAGCATCTGTAAACATTACATCTGTCACGTAAGCATATTCTGGTGTGTTTATGAAGCAAATAGAACACAAAAAGTCAGCTCCCGTGTCAGCTGTGTCAGTATAATTCCACTTTTGAAGTGCTTTATTGCCTGTTGGTAGCTCTTCTGGCCTATAAGTTCTAAACCCTTCATACATAAGACCCTCTTTTGGGGTTGGGTCTTGCATATACTGCGTATCAAACACTAACGGATTTATCTCACGCATCTTATAGAGTTCTTCTAGTGTATGCTTCATTGGCCATAAGGCATGTTCTTCACCCGTTTCAGGGTCTGTTTGTATAACAGGCATTGAAAGTACAGTCCATTCATCAGGTTCTACATCTTGCAAATAGCCACACAAATCGTGTTCATGTAGTCTTTGCATAATAATTATGATTGGAGTATTGCGCGAGTTAGTACGATTACGAATTGTATTCTCAAAGCGCATGTTGATACGTTCACGGACAATATCGGACTCGGCATCTTCAGGCTTAATCGGGTCATCTATTACAATTGCGCCTTGGAAGATATTAGTCGTAGCTCCTAGCATGCCAAGTACTTCATTGGTATGGTCATCAAACACAAAAATATCATTGCCGCCGTCCATTTTATCAATATCTGGGTCAATATCAACATTTCCTGCACCAAAGCCTGTTACTTGACCTTGCGTTGATACTGCATAAAGTTCACCGCCTGCTTTAGTTTTCCATCTTTTAGCTGACCCTTTCTCAGATGCAAGGGCCGAACTTGGAAAAAGTGCCTTATAAAGCTCTTCTTGCATGATATTTCGTATTGTCTCCGAATTATCATACACGAGTATATCTGAGTAAGACAGATGCAAAAATCGGCACTTTGCATTTAATGCAAAGCAATAACTTATAAATGATTTGATAACAAGCTCAGTTTTACCATATCGAGGTGCTACGTTGATTATAAGCCTTTTACATTTGCCATCTACTACATCTTGTAATGCCTCAAATATCCTCTTATGATGCTCTGCAACTATAAAAGAACGATGGTACTGGGCTTTGAACATTACCCGTGTATATTTTTCTAAAGATGATAGCAATTCTATTTTTAGAAGCTCTTTTGGGTTTACGGTTCCGCCATTAGAGGTGTCTATAGCTGATTGTTGCATCTCCTTTAATGATTTTATTGCCATATTATGCTATTTTATTAAATAGTTCGCGCGCGTATGTGCATTCTATTATTTTAATAATGCTTCTCTAATAACTATGTAGGCTTCTCTCGACACTGGCACATTAGGAAGAATACCAGTTTGTAGTTGTTGCTGTTCAGGCAGGTTCAGTTGCATTTGACCTTTGCCGAATATACGGTCCCAAAGCTTCTCAACTGTTTCTATATTGCCAAGTTTCATATCCTCTATAAGGCGCTTAATAACAGTTTTTATTACAACTGGTATTTTCTTGTTATTCATGAGAGCCTGAAGCTGACTTTCATTACAAGTCAATAAACACGCCAATAAATTAGCTGTATCTTGTTTTGAGAGCTGAACACTTAGATTTATATTGAGGCTAGTAAGTAGCTTAGTTATCTCAGGTCTTGTTGCTCCTTGAAGCTGAAGAAGCTGAGTTGTTTTGCCTGAGTATGTACCGCCTCTTTGAGCAATCTCAACTGGGTCAAGCGGAGTTACAGTTTGAGCCTCAATTGCTTCAATTGTTTCAATGTTTTTCTTATGTTCGGCCATTTTTTGAATTTGGGTTGTGGTCGACAAGTCTTCTGCCTCATCTTGCGACAGTCCAAGCTCTTCTGCAAGGCTCTGTTTTTCTTCAATCTTTGCTTTTTCTCTGGCTAAGCGGCATTTCTCTATATATTTTATGCGCGCGAGCTCCTTTGCGTCCTTTTTAGCTTTGATAGATGCGGCCTCTTTAGCTATAGAAGCTTGAGTTGATGCAGAAGGACGATTAAGGCTTGGAGCCTGGGTCCTTGTTGGAAGTATAGAGCTAAGTTGCTCTTCTATTTTATTCTGTTTCATATTCTTTATTTAATCTATCTGTTATTTCTTTTTGCTTTTTTACTATTGCTTCTATATTTGCTTTTTTTGTAGCCTTAGCTTTTAATACTTCTTCAGCTTTTTTCCTACCTGCTGGAGTATTCTCTATAGCATCGACTTTTTCGTAAGACCATAAAAATCCAGCCGCTGACTTTATATGGCCATTACAACACATGTTTATATTAGTTGCACTTATGTTTACAGCTTGTGCAGCTTCTTTTACGGAATTATATTCAGATATAAAAATTCCTGTCAGCATATCATACTTATATACTGGTCTTGATACTCTACCTCTGCGCTGCGGCTTACAGAACTGAGCCCATTTTTTATTGTTGGCTGTTACGTTATTTATCAAAGCATTATATAGGCAAAAAGCATAAGGCTTTTCTATTGAATTATTTACGAGCAGCAAAAAATTGTAGCCCATTGGGTAATACGTTTTATTACTACTTATGAGGTTGTATTTAGCGCGCATTATTTCTTCATAATTGCCTTCAAACTTATTTTTTACCTCTACAGTTATATATTCGCTGTTGATAAATGCTTGTCTCAGGTCTAAACCTTCTACTCTGTCGCTCATTATTTTCTGTACAAGTTTCTCTATTCCTTCGGCCACAGTCCATTCAAAGGTATGGCAAACCATAAGTTTGCTGTCATACTCGAATTCAACTGTAAAAACAGCCCAATTCATAGATAGGGTGCTTGCTGCTCCCACTATATCTACCTTTATGCCACTTATTTCTACCATAATTATTGTTTTTTATTATTTTCGATATGCAAATATACTATATTTTTTCAAACTATAAAAATTCTCGCAGCATTTTTTTTGCGAGAATGCAATTTTTGCGAGAATAGTTCCGTAACTGATTGATTTTCAACGTAAACAATGAGCGAGAATCGTAACTGATTGATAGTCAATGAGTAAACAATGGAAACAATGGGAACAATGCTCTATATTCCTCTACCAAGTTACAATTAGTTGAATATATAATTATTCGTATTAAGTCTATAATAATATATCTCAAAAATAAAAGATTTATATTTTTATTGTTTACATTGTTTATAAGTGGTCTATCTTATTGAAAATCAATTAGTTACGCGATAAACAATGATTGTTTACAATCGTTTCTCATTGTTTCTACCACTTTGCGAGAATGCCTGAAAAGAACGCTTTTGCGATTTTTGACTTGTAGCCACTTTGCGAGAATGGAGACTGAACTTTCAAAATTTTTCTGGATATTTGGATGAGTACCAGAATATATAAGGGGGAGCCCCGGTGCCGCACAGCCAGGGGCCTAAATTTTTACAGTTGTTAACAAATACGCCTCCGTGCCTCCGTCCTCTCTCGCGCGTTCTATCGCGTTTTGGCTTGGTGGCTGAGTGTTTATATGCCTAACTGGCTCAGAGCGCGATACGGAATGAATATGGATGCGAGGGCATGGTGCCTGAGTGCTAGGTACCACATTGCTCTCTGCCTGAAACCGGCTATCAGCCAGACAGCCAAACACCAACAAAGTTTAACGGACATTTAACATAATATAACATAGCAAAAGTGCCATATCTGAAGAATTTTTATATGGTACTAGCTACCTGCTACCAGCCCATTAAAAAGTGTTAAAACAACCAAGTAATTAACACAAATTTAACATGATAATTTTCCTATGTAAAAAGTTTAGCAGGTACCAAAAATAACTGAAAATTTTTATCCAAAAACTTTCAGGTGTCGGAAATTATGTGTATATTTGCATATCAAAATTAAGCTGGAGAGCTTACTAAAGTTACTAACAAATTTTAACGAAAAAAGTTGCTTAAAAACTTTCTGGTATCAAAATAAATTAGTACTTTAGCAATAACAAAAGAGCTACAGAGCTCAAAATGCTGGTTACAAAATTTAACACAATCACATTGAAATTTTAACATAAAAAATTTTCGTGGTTCGGAAAAAATGAGTAATTTAGCAGTAGATAAAGAAACAATAAGTATAATAATTAAATAATAAACAGCATGAAAGTAAACCGTAATTATCGTTTTGTCCTGACAGTTCTGGACAACGAACAGCTCAACGCAGGAAAAATCCGTATCGAGAACGACGCAGTATCTGGCGAGAGAATGTTTGCCAGCGAATGCCACTACTATGCCGAGAAAAATATCCTCGAGTGCATTAAGGACGCAGCAAAGCGCGACGACTTGGGCAGCTACTACGCTCACACTTACTGTATCTACAAAGAGGACAAACCGAAGAAGGTGGTAACAGAGCACGAAGAAAACGGCAAAAAAATCACCGAGGAACAGCTCATTGACGGAGCCGCAATGTTAGTCGAGGTGATAACTGTAGACGAAGGCGGTGTGACTATCCGATAAGGATAGCCGCCCAGCCCTCTCGGGAGAACTCCTAACAGGAGGCAGCAGTTCAACTCTGCTGGAGGGCACATAGTGTATAATTAAAACGGTAAACAAATGGTTAAAACGTACTACCGGAATGAATATTCCGACAAACAGTGGAAAGCTTTGATTGACGAGGCCGCGGAACTGGGTTGCCAGGTAACTTATGGCCGATATGGCGACCGTGCCGAGATTGACTCGACAGACCGAGAGAATGCCGTGCTCCAGAGCACTGGCAAGAGTGTTGATGACTGCGCGGCTCGAAGCTTCTGGGCGGAGCATATCCACCAGATGCTGCAGGAGAGCACAGACCTCAGAAGGTGGAAAGTGCAGCCCAAGAGATACCACAAAGGCTATTGCCCAACTATCTGCAAGAGTCAGAAGTCAGCAGAACATGAGCAGGAGCGCCTCGAGAGAATAACAGGCTTTGAGTGGACAATAGTAGTAATACCGGAGTAGTATGAACAGCAAAAGAAAATACAAAGATATGGAAATCGAGGCAAAGAAAACGCCAAAATACCACGTCAGACCAATAGACGGTAAAATATGGGTGACCTTTGAGCGTGGAGTAGTCAGAGAATGTGCCGAGCGATGCGGTGTTAGCTGTGAATTTGCCGAGTGGGGCACGATAGCGCAGGCTTATAACGGCATCCACTCCAGACAAGGCATCGGCAATTCGTTTTTCTTTGATTCCGAAGTGGATGCAATCAAGTTTGCCGAATTGGTTAGCGAGGGCAACATAAGCGGGTATTTCGGTTTATATATGGCAAAAATCAAGGACGAGATTGACGCAAAAAAAACAGCGTATTGCCGAATGAGCCGACTATTCACCCGGCGCCCGAAACGCCGCCAGCGGCACGAATTCAAAATTTACAACATTATGGTAACATTGAAATTTACAGCAGAAAAAGCAAGCAAACAGCTTGTTATCATCCCTACCGTAGTCGTAGACTACTCAGACAAAGCAAAAAGGGCCACAATCGAACTGTTTTTCGGTTGGCTGAACGGAATGCTTGGCGTGTCTATAAGTTGGACCCGCAAAGTCAAGAATAACGCCGCAAATGGTGTTTCAGATGAGGCAAATGTAGCTAACATTTTTTAACATAAAAATACTCAAAAACAGTGCTCTATATCAAAAATAAGTAGTATATTTACATATGAAACTTAAATAATAAACGTTTTAATAACAATTCAAAATTTACAGTATTATGGCAACAAAAAAATTTGCTCAGATGGCAACCAAGAAGCTGAACGCCCTTATGGCAACAGCAAGTGATGAAGACAAGAAGGCTATCGAGGCCGTACTTGCAGCTCGTGAACAGGCTCAGACTCCTGCAGCCGCAGAGGAAGCCCCCGTAGCAGAGGAAACTCCGCTCACTCCCGAAGAAGAAGCAGCTATCGAGGCAGCTGAAGAAAATGGCGGACTTAACCCGCTCTACAATGGCAGTAAGGCAACTCAGGAGAAAAAGCCGAAGATGACCGACGAAGAGCGTCACACTTTAGCTGAAGAGCTGAAGAAGAACATCAATCATCGCTGTCAGGCAGTTCCATTCAACACCGCAGAATGGGTTGACGGTTATATTGCCGGAGTGATTGAGGAGAAGCGCAGCAACAAGGTGCTCTACGCAATTAAGACTGATGATGGGCGCCGCATCGTTAAGGTGCATGACAGCAATCTCGTTCGTATTTTCGACGAGGTGGTTGAGCCGGAGAAGAAGGTCCGCACTCGCAAGGCGAAAGACGGTGACGTCGAGAAAGTTGAATGGACGCCGGAAGCAATCGCCACTGCCGTAAATGAGGTTATCGGCAACGTCGGCAAGGCGGTTAAATTCGAGAAGTACCGCACGACTGACCCGGAGACTGGCGAAGAGAAAATCGAGTACAACGAAGGCCGTATTGTGGCTATCGTGCCCGACAAGCGTGCTCAGCGACTTCTCTACCGCATTTCAGTTCCTGCTCCGATTGAGGGCAATCCGCTGGCAACCAAAATCATGCACAAGGTTGTTACTGCAGACCTCGAAATTGCTGAGGCATTTGATGCCGAAGGCGAAGAGCTCAACAAGAAGTATTGCGAGCGCCGTGAGGCCGCAGCTACTCGCACCCCGCTTACTCCTCAAGACCGTTTCGTAAAATGCGAAGAGGCTTTGAAGAAGGCCGAAGAGAAGTTGCAAAAAGCAACTGAAGAGCTGGAAGCCAAGAAGCAGCAGCTCGAGGATGCTCGCAAGGAGTTGGATGAATGGCTCGCAGGTCAGGGTGCTAGCCCTGCCGAGGCTCCAGCAAAAGAGACAGCCGAAGCTCCCGCCGAAGCTCCCGCCGAAGCTCCCGCTGAGGCAACTGAAGAGACTGACCCACTTGCATAATCTACCGTTAGTTTCTCCCAACGAAGTCGCTCTACCGCTCAATGGTAGAGCGGCTTTTTTGTATACTTATGTTTGACTACGGCACTGCTTTATGCATAAACAGCTTTAACGTCGTTGTCGTCGTGAATGTTAAAATATGTAAACGTTTAGAAACATACTTCTTTCGCGTTCTAGGACACTTTTAGGCTTAAGATGTATATTTATATGGGCCAACTCATTTGAACGCGATAGAGGTCAAAAGAAGTGTATCTAGCTATGAATTTTCATTGAGCCTAAAATATAAGATTTGATATGTGCACAGCATTATGATTTGTGAACTTTACAGCAGCGTGGATAACTGTTAAAATTGAGGTAAAAAGTTGACTTATTCTCGCGCGTTATAGGACACTTTTATTTTGAGCCCATATAAATATACATTTTCAAAAAAAAATGAGGAGAGAATGAACGAGAGGCATAAAATTTCATATATTTTTAGGCTATCTTTATATATAAGATTCAAGCCATTGCAGCAATGAACCAGATGAAAAATTTTATGTTAAAAGTGTTAAAACAGTGTTCTATGTCAAATTTATTTAGTACTTTAGCCTATAAAAGAATAAAGATAAAACTGTTAAAAAGTGTTACATACTAGAGTAGTTGATTGCAGCTTGGCCCTATGGGTTAGGCAGCTTGAGCTTGAGTGCTCGAACTGCGTTGAGCGTATGCATAACGGCTTATGTGCCGGATGTCCACACCGGAGTCCTGCACTAATAGTAAAATTGGCCGAGAGAATATCCGCCACAACTGGACAGGAGAATGGCCAAGAGAATAACAGGAGAAACGTTGAACAATTTTAATATAAAAAGCAATATGGAAAATATCGAACAAGAGAATACCCAAGAGGTACAGCAAGAGAATAACTTGCTTGAAGGAGCTCAGCCTGTTGCTCTTTCAGAAGAAACAACAGAAATGCCACAAGCAGTTCAGCTAGTGCTACCCAAAAAAGCTATAGATAATATAGCGGAAATTGAAAGGCGATATCGTGAAACAGTCGAGCGGGAGAATAGATGAGCCAATTTAGACTTGATTACAGCCAAAAGCAAGAGATGCAAATTTCCAATGACGCATTTTTCTATTTGCTTGAGGAGGAAGAGCCGCTTGATGAAGAAAATCTTGAGGAAGCGCAGGAAATACTTGCAATGTTTCCTCATGGCTTCTATATAGAAGAGAATTGGAAAGCTGTTGAAGACTCAGACCTTATTGAATGCATCTTTGTTCCGTACGTTGAAGATGATATGGACTTCGATGAATATCAAGAGCTTACAAAGTATATTCAACAGCAAATAAAATGGCTTGATGCCAATACCATTAGAGTGTGGTGGTATAATCTACAAACAGGAGCAAGAGAATTGCGAGGCGATTTTAAGGTTTATACCAACAAATTCGGGCATAGGTGCTTTCATACAGGAAATCAAGACCAGGAATTTGAGGCAGGAAAAATGAGCCTGTATTTTCTGAAGCATTTTAAGAAGAAAAATAGCTAATAGCCTAACAAGAGAAATATAGCGGGAGAATACATTGAGTAATTTCCCGCTATATTTTATTCTTCCCGTATAACGAGAGAATAACCTAAAGCTCGCTTAGTTACAATCGATATTCTCTCATCCATTTTAAGATAATTTCGTAAATGGCATATATTTACATCTAAGCTGCGTTTATTCCAATAATTATTTTCTCCTCGCCATAGTCTTTGCATTATTACACTTGTTTGCAATACTTCACCCTCATACGCACAAAGCAAAGCAAGCAATTGAGTTTCTTTAGCAGGGAGCTTTATTTCAGTATTATCTATAGCAAGTGTATCATTGAGAACATCAAATCTGTAATTGCCTAATTGATAAGCATTTTGAATTGTTCTTGTCTTTATGCCACATCTTTTAAGAGCTATATTTATTTTGCGCACGAGTATTTCAAGATTATATGGCCTGATTATATAGTCATCTGCTCCTTCATCATAAGCTTCAATTATGAATTGGTATTTTGACAAATCAGAAACCATAATAACAGGTGTAGACTTATCTGCTTTGCGTAAAATTTTCAATAAAGATAAGTTGCCTATACCTACAGATTTATAATGACTTAAAATGCATAAATCGTAACCGCCGTTTTTTATCTTCCGCATTATATCTTCTCTGTTTGAAGTTATAACATCAAAACCGTAGAATATAAGGTAGTCAACCATTACGCTACAGTCTTCATCTTGATAAACAAGAATTTTTGGTTGTGATATAGCATCTTTAGAAGTTTTCATAAACCATCAATTTTATTTTTTAAGTCGTTAAACAGTATTTCGAACCAAAATGGATTTAACCTAAGCAGGTCGAAATAAGAATATACGCCTTTACGGACTATCATAGAGGCATATTTTAATTCTTTTTCTGCTCTTACCTTATTATGCGTATTATAAGACGCAACAGCCTTATCTATGTTTATAAGATAATTTGCATACTTTATTGACTTTTGGAGCTCTGCTTGTTCTGTATTCTGCTTGAAATAGTAAGGTATATCAGGCATTGCCCAGAATGTTTGTCCTTCGCCATATTCTTCACTTGCTCTATATAAAAAACCAGGACACTCTTTCATCGACTCTGGATATATCATTTTACAAATCCTAATCCTTCTTGGTATTAACGGATTGATAAGAGTTGCTAATCTTTTATTTATATAAGTTGCATATTTCTCTACCATCCTAGTATGCTCAGCAGTAAGTAAAGTTATAAGCAACTTAAGATTATCATTTCCTATAGGGTCACTAAGCCGTAAATAATCCTGATTAAAAGCCATTCGCTGTATGGTAATTCTATCTTCTTTAAGCTTTCTACGCTTTGTCTCTCGAGTTCTTTGCGCTTTTTTATAGGCTTCAATAATAGCAGGCTTACTGAAGAAATACTTACCGAATTTTCGCCAAGCATCGTCTCCATAGTAAGCCTCTATCATTGCATTTTCTTCTGACTCAGATAATTCAGTATGCTCTTCTTCAAGTTCTATCTTTTCAATAGCTTCGTTTTGAGCTTCCTCAATTTCTTCATCATCGCCTTTTATTTCGCTGAGAAACTCAAGATATTCCTTATCTGTTAAGTCACCATATCTTTCTTCAATGTTTTCCATGCCAGGTAAACAAATGCTTAATTATATCTTTGCCAACTGTCTTTTCAAGCATTCCAAAATAGGAAATTGCTAGCACCAATCTTGCTACTTTATGAAGCAGCCAAGAGGCAATATATACTGGAGCATATATTATTCCAAGGCATATCCATACGAATTTAGCTATCTTTTTCATATTTTTTTTACACTGATTGTTGATTTATTATCTCCCTTATTTGTTCCTTCATCTTCAGCTTGTTTTAGTTCAACACAGGTTCTATGAAAAGCTTCATCGCCTATTCCTTTAATAAAGGTTCTAAGCACAAAAGGATATTCACTCGTATCTATAGTTTTACCAACTACTTCAGCATAGAGAGCTGCAAGAACTTTAGGCTCAAACACTTTCTTTTCCTGAAGTCTATCTATAGGACCTCTTTTGAATTGAACACCTGGATGCTCATACGTTATCTTCGTACGAGTTAGTAATAAATCTTTAATCAAAGCCCCAATATGCTTTTCAAACTGAGGCATTTGTATCACATCAATTACCTTTAAGTCTGCTACTTTCATTTTCCAGTTTTTTAAGTTGTTCTTTATAGAAGTTTTCTTTCATATCCCAATGCCTCTCGTATATATGGAGGTCATGAGCAAAGTGGTAATATGTACCTATAGGCAAACCAAGTTCATCAGCTACTAACTGTTGAAGCTTAGTCCAGCAATACTGGTCATTGCAAAAGCCATAAACCAAATCATTGCTTCGCATAGTTACACACATATCAAGAGTTTCGATGCCCGGCTTAATATCAAAGCCTACAGACAAAGTGCAAGGAGTATCATATTTATAATCATCCTTCTCTTTGCCATCAAAGATTGTAAACCAAGCTTGGCGAGTGTCTTTATTTTCTTTGAGCTGCTCAATGCACTTTGCTAGTTGCTTATTGCGCATCCATTGCCAACCATAGTTTGAATTGACTATGTTATCGCCTCCATGCATTTTATCCCATATAGGAGCAAACTTCTTAATCTCTGCTACGCTTCTATTGCCTGACATATACCAGGCATATTCGCGTTCAGCATATCGTTTGTTGAATTTGCGCCATTCTGTTGTTATAATGCGCTGCTGAGGATTACGTAGATAAAAGCCAACATTGTAAACAGCCTTTGTTCCAACATTAGTTTTTATCCCTTGGCCTATAATAAAGTCGTATAGGTCCTCAAAAGCCTCAGTTGCATTTTTATATATTATGTTCATGCTTCTTCATATTCAAAGTTTAACACTAGAGTTGCGCCATAATCATACCAGAGAACTTCTTCAAGCTCTTCTTTTGTATGGCAGTTATATCGATACATCTCAGCTTCTAAGTCAGCAGGACTATCTATTATAAGAGTATTTTCAGCTATCGTTGCCATATCACTTAACAAGTTTATTCGTATTGCTATTGTAAACTCTAAACAAAAGCTCTTCGGCTTCATCATTCATGGCTTTGCATATAGCTAATGCTTCTTCCATGGATAAATCTTTGAGCTCTTCATCATCGTCATTAAAAGCAATTTCACCAGTTATTACTCTAATCTCAAACGAATTGGTTAAAGCAAATGTTTTAGCTGCATCAAGTGCTTGTATGCATATATAATGTACAGCATCCCAATATATGTATGATAAGGTATTTGAGCCATCTAGTATCTTGATATATAATTCTCTCAACTTCTCAGGCTTAAACATACCTCTCTCTTCCATTCTGGCCCATTCTTTAAGCCAATGCTTTCCATAGCCATTATACTTCTTAAATTCTTTGGTATAATGCTCTACAAATTTAAGAAACTGGTCTGTATAAATAACCTCTGGTATTTCTACTGCTTTCTTTTTCATTGCTTAAGATTTATATATTCTCATGCGCTCTAGAGCCCATGCGTTTTTCTGAATATATTTCTTTTGTTTCATACTTTGCACGTGATATTACGCATGAGAATAATGCATAAATCAATCCATTTAATAACTTCCAGTCGAGCCCAGAGCTCCATCACCTCTTTCAGAGGAACGGCTGAAAAGCTCTGCTTCAGGTACTTCTTCAAGTCCTTCATAAGACACGGGCACAAGAATAAACTGCGCTATCTTCATACCTGGTTTAATATGAACTTTGGCTCTACCAACATTTACAACATGGATATGTATTTCTCCCTGATAGTCTTCATCAACAATTTTGGCACCGAGTATAACAATACTTTCAAATGCCTCTGCCTTTGGTGTTCTACCAACTCCAAGGCATGCCCATTTAGAAGTTACTACACCGGATTTGTCAGCGGCCATAAGCATATAGCCCTCGGGAATTTCCATCTTAATACCAGACGGTATAAGAACATCAGTTCCTGGATTGACTATAAAGCCTTTGTTACCGCCAAAATTTGGAACGAAGAAATCAATTCCAGCAGCTTTACCAGTTCCACGAACTGGAGACTTTACATTTCTTATTTTGCAGAATTTCATATTACTTCTTTTTATTACTTGGTTTTTCTTTGTAGCCACTTGCGTAAATGGCTCTTGCTTGTTTCTCTGCTTGAGCTTTGGTAGGATAAACCTTACCATGAGTACCAAATTGGTAACCTCCTTTTACTTTATGTACTGGCATACTTCAGAATTTTATATTAAGCTTCATAATCTCTCGAGCTGCAAGTGCCATTGCTTTTTGCATGTATTCTACAGCCTCTTTGTTCTTTCTACCGTACTCAGCTAATCCAGATTTTTCAAAAGCATCAGCTATAATCATCTCGAGCTTATTCATACGATTATCGGTGTTGATACTGAACTTCTTAAGAAGTTCATGGTTGTACTCGTACTTAACACCACCATTTACTGGAGTAACTTTGGCTATTTCTGCATGAGTTTGGCCATTCTTCTTTTCAGGAATTGTAATAACAATTTCCTGGTCTGTAGTCATGCACATATCTGTGCACATTTCCATTACTTCACCAAAATGGCGCTTAAACTCACGAGGAATTACTGAAATCAAACTTTTCATATCTTGTTACATTAAATCGTCATTGAATAAAGTTGGTTGTTCTGCTGGAGCTTTAGGAGCTTTTATGTCTCCGGGTTTGCGCTTCAATACCCAAAGAGTGTTGCGCGCCACATCAGGGAACATAGGAGCCATGATATTGGCAATGAGGTTTGAGTCATAATAGCTCTTAAGAGCCTCGAACATCTTTTTCTGCCAATCATTCATGAGAGGCTTGTAGTCCTTTATAGAAGCAAATGTGCCAAACTTCTTTACAATAGTAAAGTGTTGAGACAGTATAGCTTCAAGCTCCCAATGGTCAAACTCTTGTACATCGACCCCGCGGCCATCACCAGAGTCATAGGTATGATTACCTGCTGCTCCTACTTCTGGGTCATAGTTAGGAGTTGAAAGGTAATAAGTAGCATTGTTATTGCCACACGCCTTGAAGTTCTCAAGAAATACATGAGCATTCTGTTTTCCTACATGCTCAAGCACCTCAAAGGTACATACCTTATCAGCATTGAATTTGCTGAAGTCCAAGTCATGTTTTACAAGGTCAGCTACATAGAAATGAGCCCAAGGCACATCCTGATATTTCTCGGCTGCTTCATTGATAGTCTTTTCACGAATATCAATGCCAATATACTCTTTCTGCTTGAACTTGTTTCGATACAATACTTCAAGCAAGTTAGCTGCTCCACAACCAAAGTCTACGATTGACTCACCGATTTTTGCTTCTTTGAGAATGTGCGTCCAACGCAAGTAATGCGCAAACTGATCTCTGTGGAATACGTGACGCTCAAAGGCCTGGTCTGGTCTGAGGTCTGTTGTGTTATACACTTTTGCCATAATTAAAACTGTTTATTTATTGAAAATATCTTTATGCTCTTCCAGATAGTCATTCATAGAGCCCATATAAGCTACCGCATCAAGAAGATTATCCTCTTTATGTGCATAAGCTTCACGTGATAACTTAAGAGCTATCATGGCTCTATACATGCCAGCAGTTGTTATTTGCTGGTCTTTAGGCGACATCAAATTATAAAGAACTGCTGCTCTTTCCATTGATGCTTGGAATGGCCCGTATTGGCGCTCTTTTTCTTCTGAACGCTCATTTACAATTTTGTTTGCTTGTTCTAATATGTTACTCATACCTTAAAGTTACTTATTATTTTGTCTTTTAACTCTTTGTTGTTCTCAAGCATTTCAACGAAAATATCTGCTGCAACATTTATGCTAAACTGCCTCATATCATCGTTATCTTTGAAATACTGAAGAAAAGCAATAATTTCTCTAAGCATCTCGTTGTTTTCTTTGAGCAGCTTTAGCATTTCTTCCATCACAACATAGATTTTAGTTCTGCTTTTAATCGTCTAGCATCTGCTCCTCTGAATGTTTGAGCGTTGGCTAAGAAGTATCTTGTAATATCTCCAGCTGTCTCAATTCCATATAGAGCTTCTGGGTCTGTTGTATCAAGCGTTAATAATGCCTCAAGATAAGGCACTGCTCCAAAGTATACATTCATCCAAGTTGACTTTATGTCTTTGGCTATTTGCTGAAATGTTCTTTTCTTGTCCATCTTTCTATTCTTATTTTAGATTATGTAAATATACTAATTTTCTCCGAGAATAGAAAATTTTTACTCATAAAAATTACATATTTAACACTTCTTAACTTGGCCACGCGTTATACATTTTCTGAATATTCCAACTGCAGCAACTCCTCGCAGTATTGAATAACCCGAATGTAATTATTATACGCTGCTTGAATTATTATTTTCCGTTGAAGTATAGTGAGCTTATTCTTAAGAATATATTTGTTTATATTCATAGATAAAGCCTTATCATTACATCTCTTTTTGTCGTTTAACTCAATTGCTAATTGGGCATAGTGGATGCATTTTTTTATATCCTGAGCGCCGTATCTTTGTAATGGCTTCCATCTACTTGACTTTCTATTGCTTTCATGCTTTTACTCTATTTAACGCTGTTACAAAATCTCGTTTCTCAGGAATAAGCCCATTATATACCCTCAGTTCATCCATTAACATTACAGAATTGTAATGGTTTGGAAATGCTTTTTTAATTCTATAGGTTGTCTCTTTGCTGAGTATACCTTTTTCACCTTCGACGGCCATTTCTATATATCCAAGCTTTACAAATTTGTATACATAAGCAGTCACTGAATTTCTACCGGGCTCATTGCCTAATAGCATTTCCTCTGAGCTGATAACATTTCCTACATTATCATTCACCAGCTTAATCATTCTAGAAAAAACCGGAATTGCTTTACCATTTCTTCCCATACTATACTTTTTTATATAATCCTTTTTCTATTTTTGCTATGATATTTATAGATACTAATTCTTTTAACAACTTGTCAACTGTAGCATTTATGCACGCGAAATATTTTAAATTATTTACATACGTTCTACAAGCTTTTATCAGTTCTTTTCTGGAAATTACTTGCTTTTCTTCAAGCTTTTTGGCTATGATTTTTTTACATTCTTGCTTTGTAAACATACTACATGAATTTTTTATATTTGTCAATTTTTGCTTTAATACTATCCATAAGAGCATTCTGCTTTCTGTCTTTTGCTTTAAGTGCTCTGATAACGTCTTCATCATGAGTGCCTTGCAATATCAAGTGGTTAATTACTACATGATTTTGTTGACCTTGACGGTATAATCGAGCATTGAATTGTTGATACAGCTCTAAGCTCCATGTCTGTCCAAACCAAACTATTATGCTGCCTCCTGCTTGAAGATTAAGTCCATGGCCTGCTGATGCCGGATGCGCGAGCATAACTTGTATTTTGCCTGCATTCCAGTCTTCAATATCTTTATTGGTTTTAAGCTCTCTTGGCTTATATGCTTTAAGATGCTTCATTATTCTATCGCGGTCAAATTGATAAGTCCATGCAACTAATACAGATTGGCCATTTGCATCCTCGATTATTTCCTTAAGAGCATCTAGCTTTATATCATGAATTGGAAACACGTTTCTTTCTTCATCGTATATTGCACCATTGGCAAATTGTAATAGTTTATTCGAAAGAGCTGCTGCATTAACAACATTAACTTCAACAGGCTTTTCTACCATTACAGAATTGCCATTTTCATCCTCTTCTTCTACCGTCTCAACAGTATTTATGAGGTCAAGCACTTTGTTCTTTTCGAAGTCATCATATTGCTTTTTTAAGTCATCAGGCATCCTAAGCTTTATATAGTTATCTGTCCTGAATGGCATTTCAAGATAATCATCAGCTTTCATGCTTATGCAAATATCCTCTATTTTCTTATGAATGAGCTTCTCTGAGTCATCCATAAGATTATAAGAATAGACAACATGCCCATTAGTTTGACCTGGCCGGAAATATCTTTTTCTGTATCTGGATATTGTCTTTTCAAGGCGCTCGCCTCTATCCATAAGGTATATTTGAGGCCACAAGTCAATAAGTCCATTAGGTGCCGGAGTGCCAGTTAGTCCAACTAAGCGCTTAAGATAAGGTCTTGCTCCACGCAAAGCCTTAAAACGTTCAGACTTATAAGACTTAAAGCTGCTAAGCTCATCAACTACTACCATATCAAATGGCAATTTACCTCCGCCATACATAGCACATAGCCATGCAACATTATCTCTTGATATAATATAGACATCAGCTTTTGTTTCTGTTATAGCATGTATACGCTGTTTCTGAGTGCCAATGATTTTTGAAAAGCGCAAATGCTTTAAGTGGTCCCACTTTTCAGCTTCTTCTTGCCATACAGACTCAGCAACTCTTTTTGGCGCTATGACTAATACTGAATTTATTTCCAGATAGTCAAACATCAAATAGTTTATAGCAGTAAGAGTTGATACCGTTTTGCCAAGCCCGAGGTCAAGAAATACACCACAGTATGGATGAGTAATTATGAACTCTACTGTTGCTCGCTGATAGCCATGCATGTTTTTTTCTGTTAGCATTTTGAAAACCTCCCATCTTTACAATGAAGTTTTGCATGCTCAGCTTGCGAACTTAAAACTTCTAAGTTATCAATAGAGTTATTTCTAGGATTGCCGTCTTTATGGTGTACTACTTCACCTTTCTTAAGTGGTCTTCCTATTACTTCTTCCGCTAGTATTCTATGTGCATGAGTTCCAAATATCTTAGGATAACTGTGCTCTTTTCCAGTATTATTCCTAAGATGACCTTCTCTAACAGCTAACCTTGTTTCAAAGTTATCCATTCTAGTAGGATTTAAGTCCTCATTCATCTTAGTCATTTTTATGCTTAAATGCTCTTTAGCACAAGTTCTGCTGCAAAAGAAATGAGTAATGCCAGGCTTTATCATACTTTTATATCGTATGAATTGCTTTCCGCATTTTTCACAAGCTAATAATATCTTTTCGCCTCTCATTGTTTATTTAGCATTATATCTTCTACGAAATTTATCACACTTTCAATTGAGTCAACTACTTCGACTCTGAAGCCAAGAGCTCTAAGCTTTTTATGCATATAGGCTTGTATACGTCTTGGCTTTTGGCCTGTGGTCTTAGTTTCCACAAATGCCATTTTATGGTTAGGAAATAAGCAGAGCCTATCAGGTAGACCTATTAGTTGGTCACATAATAGCTTTATGCACATGCCATTATTTATTTTAACAAGCTCTACTAATTTCCGTTCTACTAGCTTCTCACTATCTATTTGCTTCATCCTCTAATCATATAAATGTTATATTCGCATAAATCTATATTAAATTCTACACGGTCAACATAAAAGCATTGCCCGGAAAATTTAACGCGCATTCCCTTCTGCGGTATGCAGTTTATATTTTTAGAGGCTACAAGCTTATTGTCATGAAGGCCAGTGCCAGTTTTCCTATAAAAATTTACTATCATAACAAGCTATCTTTACGTTTGTAATACTTTTGTTTACCGTATATGGAGAAATTCTTTGTTGAGTTTATATATTCCCAGTCGCTTAGTGACTTAAGAATTTCATTTATCTCACGCGTTTTATATCTATCCATATCCGTTTTATCTTTGCCAAGACATTCACACCATATCTCTGCTACGCACACAAAGTCCTTTTGAATTGTTCCGTTTTGTGATAATGGGTCTTCAAGCCATCTTCTTCTGTCATAAAGGTCCATTTCACTCCAGTTGTCTGGGTATTTTCTATTAAGGAACTCTTCAATAATACCTTTGCGCTCATCTGACTCTGAATGCTTATGCTGCTCAATCTTAGCAATCTTATCTTCTTCACCTGTCATATACAGAGGCTCTCCTGCGTTATATAAAACATAAGCTTCAGCCCATATTTGGTCAACTATTTCATCTGTAAGGTCGTCGATTACTGACTTCTTTACAAATTCTGGCCTTACATCTATAGGCAAAAAGCGTCTGTTTCCTGTTGGGTCACGTAAGAAGTCATCCTTATTAGTAGTACCGAAAAATACGCATTGACGTTTGTAAGTTTCTACTGTTCTACCATAAGCAGGTCTAAACTGGTCTTCGCGCTTTGATATAAAGTGCTTAATAGTTTCAACTTCTGCTTTTTTCAAACCAGAGAGCTCTGCCATTTCAATTATCCACGCTCCTTGCAGTTGTTCAAATGACTCCTTGCCTTGTACTGTCGTAAACGTGTCTGAAAACCAGTATTTGCCGAGCTTTTTAATAAATGTACTTTTGTATGTTTCTTGCGGGCCAACCAATATAAGTGCCGTGTCGAATTTCGTACCTGGCACAAGTACTCTGGCAACGGCTGCACAAAGAGACTTTCTGATGGCAGCTCTAGTATATAAGTTATCATCTGCTCCAAAGTAATCTATTAGCAAAGTATCTATTCTCTTAATACCGTCCCAGTTAAGTTCTTTTAAGTACTCTACTATTGGATGGAATTTTTTCTTTTCAATTTCGAGTGCCATCGCATCATCAACTTTCTGGCTTGCGACAATACCATATACACACTCAATATAGTTGCGAACACCAGAATAATCAACATCACGCACAGGCTCAGGAGCAGATATGCTACGCCATGGCATAGACCTCGTAATATAGACTTTATTGTCGAATGTATTGCGCTTAAACGCATTTTTAATGAATTGGTCATTTTGTATTATTATATTTAAGTTATTGGCTGAATTTTCAAAGTCTCCTTTAGTATTTGCATCAAGCTGAGACATCCAATCACTATCTGTTTGCTCTTCTGCTTCTTGAATAGCTTCTTCAGCAAATTCGAATTTAGCTTCTGCAAACTTCTCATCTGCAATATGCTTCTTAGTCAATGGGTCTTTAGATGCAAATTCTTCCATTGCCTTAAAGCTCTTTTTATCCTTATCTTCTTTCTCTTTGCCTGTATCTAAATGGCCGAACTTATGAATGCGTACAAGGTCAAAGGCATTGCACAACCTACCTCCAGCTGGGTCTGTTCCATGATGTGAATAGGCAAATTTATCATCATAGACTATTAAGCCCGCAGCTGTAGAACCATTTATATATGTATATCTGCCTTCTCCTGCTGGAGTATAAACATCTTGCAAAAAAGTCTCAATAGCTTCTTGAATTGAGTATGTACGGCAGAATAAGCCAATGATACCTTTTTTATTTTCAGGGTCTTCTTGCTTTTTAATTGCTTGTAATATAGTATCAGTACTATTTGAAGCAGTTGGCCATTCACTCGTATCATGCCAATCATTATATAAGCTTAGTATATAATCGGCCTCAAGGAATGGTCCGTCTTGAAATTCAAAATAGTACTCTGCATCTGAAGATACAGACGGCCAAAACATAAGCCTATTCACATCAAAAGTTGACTGGTCAAACAAATCAATGTTTAGGTCCCCGGCGACTTTTCTTGCTATGGCTTGATATTCCTCTTGTGATACTTCTCTATCTAATGGAATTATCAATCTATGCCTTGGTTTTGTGGCGCTCGACTTATGAGTTGAGTGTATAACTGCTGCGCATCCAAATAGCATTGTGAAATCCCACCAAAAATTTTCATGTGAAAAGTCCACATCCAAAGTAAGAAGTTGGCGGTATAAAACATTAGTTTTATCACGTCTGCCATTTGTGAGAAATCCTCCCACAAAGCCGCCAACATCTTTTATCTTGCTTTGCTCCTCCTTAGTGGCATTCATGAACTGCTTATATGTTTCAGCAGTTACCACTGGAGTAGATAGCTTTTGTACTAGAGCATTCCAAGTAATTTTGGTATTTTTCCATATCTTACTTGAAACGCTCATTCCAATAGCTATGCTAAGATTTTCATCATATTCTAATTTACCTACTTGCATAATAAATCATAATACTAATCTTTCAAATAGAATGGCGTAGTATAGCCATCGGCTCTCAATGGAAGGTCAGATGCCCACTCAGGAGGAGTGCCCATAATTCTTGCCATTTCCTCATAATATACTTGCGCATTCTCTTCTGGAACTTCAACAAGGCATTCATCGTGAATATGGCATACTGGATAATAACCTGCACTCTCGAGTTGAAGCATAGAACTACCAAGCAAATCACGAGCTATTGCCTGTACTATGTTCTCTGTTAGTTTACCACCATAAGTATCTATTTCTCCCCATTGCTTAGTCTCTTGTACAACTCCTTGATAGCATAATACTCGAGTTGGCATTGTAGACCTGCCTATTTTCTTATCTTTGAACCGTGGCCCATAGTAGAATAACTTTCTACCAGAAGGCAATTGAATTGTCATAAATTCACCGTCACAGTCAAAGATTATTTTTCTGCATGTACATGAAACTGGTCTTTGGTAACGAACAGCTTCTTTTGAAGCTTCATCAATTTCCTTCCACATATCTACAATTGCAGGATTTGCCATGCGCCACTTGCGTACCAGGCTCATCATTTCAGTGTCTGATAAACCCATTCGCTCACCACCCATTCGCTTAAGTGCTCCTAATGAGCCTTCATAACCAAGTGCAAGCTCTGAGATTTTTGATTTGTCGCGGAGTACTGAGCCTTTGGTAATTGATGAAATGGGCACATTAAACATCTTTGCGCCTGTTGCTTCATAAATCTTACCATCACCTCTAAATACATCCATGCGCCATTTTTCATTAGCAAGCCAAGATATAACTCGTGCCTCAATGGCTGAGAAGTCTGCAACGCTAAATACTTTGCCTTTTGGAGCAATAAGTGCTGTTCTTACAAGTTGCGAAAGAATATCTGCAACATCATCATACATCATCTCAACTGTTTCCCAATCACGAGCTCTGATTAGCTCACGCGGTACTTCAATATGTGATATGTGGTTTTTTGATAAGTTCTGCAACTGCAATAATCTACCTGCCCATCTACCAGTTCTATTTGCACCATAGAATTGGAATGTACCTCTAACTCTATGGTCTTTCATAGCGCAGTTGAGCATAGCATAATACTTCTTAATCGAAGTTTTTGATAGCTTTTTACGTATATTGAGCAACTCAATTACGTCTGGATAATCTGCAAACTCTTTAAGTAAGTCAGGCATTGTTTCTTTTGAAAGTGACAATACAGCATTGCCTGTTTTCTTTTCTATCCATTGTCGAATTTGTACAGGTGAATTTGGATTTTCAAGGCCTGTTAACTGCTGAGCATGCTGAGTTAATATAGAAGTATAAGTATTATCTACTGCAATAGCAGACTCTGCTAACTCCATATCCACCAAAATACCTCTATCATTGATATTCTGGTCAAGCACGTACATTTCTCGCTCAATCTTTGGAATGATATAAGACTCTAATCTATGAAATATCTCGCGCTCAGCCAAGACATCATATTTATTATACTCTTTATACATTTCCCACTTCTCAGGAGCATGTTCTGGATAATTGCGTGTACGCATTCCATTAACTCGAGTTGCTTTGCATGGGCATGAGAAGTACTTAATAAGCGCTTTACCAGTATCGAGCTTCTTATCTGTAAGATTAAGAGCCTTTGATACTCCATCCAATGAAAGTGGTAAACCACAATATGCAGCTTTTACTGAAGTACAATACCACTGTTCTGCTGGAACATTATAACCTACTCGCTTAAAACTAAGTCGCTCAAATACTGCATTATGAGCAACTTTTATGCACTCTGGGTCAAGCAATGCTTCTTCAAACTCTTCAGGCATTTCTTCGCCTTGAGCTAAATCAACAATGTTAACTGGTCCATCATCTAATGCATATCCTATAATCAGTATCTCAAAGTCTGGTGACTCTATATATTTATAGGCACCAGAGTCTTTAATATCTACTGAGGAAAATGTTTCGACGTCTATAAAAAGATATTTCGCCATTATTTCTTAATTTGATATTATAAAATTAGGAGTATAGGCGGGACTCGAACCCGCATAACAGGCACACAAACCAATGGTGCTCTGTGGTTTTACCATTAAACTACTATACTTGCTGATGCAGAGAGGAAATCACATCAGTTCATCATCCCATTCGTTCTCACCTCCGAAGTCCTCTTCAGCAGTAGAACCACCGGCCAACATCTCACCATCTTCGAGCTTCTGAAGATTATTCAGCCCAGCTGCGATGCCTTTGGATGAAACATTGAAGGCATAGAAGTTGATTGATGCACGACCGTAGCAACCGCTGTAGAACTCCTCTTTCTCCATGATAGGGTTGAGGTCTTTGTCCACGATGCTTGGCTTGCGCCGGCTATTGGCATTGATGAAGTACATACCTTCGAATGCTGGGTCATCGCCTCGCTCGTCATCGCCATCGCGCAGAGGCAACTTGAGGTTTGAAGGTATCTTGCCGTTCTTGTCTGCGAGCTTGGCTTTGCCTGCCTGCTTAGCTGCCTCGATAGCTTTGTTAATCTTTTCGATGGTCTTTGCATCATCCTTTGGGATAAGAATGCAGATATTGTACTTAGGTGTATCGCCCTCGTTCATAGCCGTAGGCTCGAACACGTTCACGTAGCAAAATCTTACTTTGCCGGTTACAACTTTTGTTGAATTTTCCATTTTTACTTAATTTTAATTGTTATACTTGAGTTGTTATGCTTCTTCTGCGAAGTCTAGTTGTGCTTGATTATAACCCATCGCTGGTCTCTTGTCTTCAAGCGGTACAAGAGTAGGTTTGCCTTGAGGTTTTACAACCACATCAGATAGAATTTCTTCAAAGCGCTTTTTGCCTACTATCTTCTCAATAGAAGTAATTGGCTTAAGCTTCATGTTGAAAATCTCATCTTCTGATAGCTCAGGGCAACGAGCAAAGATTGCATTTGAGGCTTGGTCTTCATCAACCCACTTGCGTCTGCTTATACCCTCAACTAGCTTAAGACCTGGCCATTGCTTATTCTCTTCTATAGCTTTTTTCTGCGCATATTCTGCAATAGAATTAGCCCATTCTACAAGCTTAGGAGTACGGCGAACAATATCAGCAATCTCATCGTCTGTAAGAAGTGCTGGCTCTGCAAACTCATGCTGAGCTATTTCAAGCTGTTGTTCATACAACTTTCTACACTGATTACGAACAGCACAAAATCTGCACCAATCTCCAGCATTAAGTTCGCCTTCACCATTGAATGCAAGTTGTGCTTTTGGCTTAAGTTCTTCTTCAGCCCATCTGCGAAGCTCTTCTACAGATATTTGCCATGAAGATATATTGTTAATACGTGGCTGTACAATTGTCAATCGTACCTCAGATATATCATACATAGTATCATATTTCTGCAGCGCCCCAAGGCCATAAAGCATAAGCTGTTTATTCCATTCAGCATATACTGGAACTCCTTTTCCGTATTTCAAATCAATAACTTCCATGAGGTTGTCATTGATAATGACACAGTCAGCTGTTCCAAAGCTCTCTGGTATAAAGTCCGTCAAATCGAGTTTCTGCTCAATTTCCATTACAGCTAAAGGATTAGCTGTCTTAGCTTCTGCTAATTGAGCTGCGCAATAGTCTGTATAAGTCGGAACTACATCAAGCATTTCCTCATTAAACAGCTCATTTGCCATTATCTCTTCAAGACGCTGGTCAAAGTCTTGCTCACTAATATCAAGCAAAGTATCACGTCTAATATAAAGCTCTGAGAGCTCATGAGCCAACGTGCCTTCTTGTGCATATACAGAGCTTTTCTTTTCTCCATATTCATCTTCAAGCTTTGCGGATGGAGTACAATTAAGCCATCTTCCAGCTCCAGAAGCCGAGAGGAGTGCATGACTCCTCTGGCTATGCTTCTGTGGTTTAGTGCTAGTTGTTTGCTGCTTCATAGTACTCTCCATGTTTATCATATCCTACTGTTACCTCGGCTGCTCCAGACTTTGTAATAAATCTGGCCATGGATGAAAGTAAAGCTGAGCATGTTGCGCGCAATGCAGGATTTTGTTTACGGAACTTGATTGCTGCTTGTTGCAGTTTCTTTTTATTTGCCATTACAGTGACTCTAAGAAGTTAAACATTTCATCATACTTGGCCGGGTCAAGCTTTGTTACACTCGGAGCACCGAGCTCACTGAGTTTCTGCTTAATTACGTCGCGGTGCTCATTCACCTTCTTTGCAAGCATTGCCCGCACATCCTCTATGCTCTTAGAGGCAGAAGAAGCAGCCTGAGCAGCAGGTGCTCCAGGAGCAGGAGTAGCAGCGGGCTTTGTCGGGGCAGGTGCTGCAGCTGGAGCTTGAGGCTTTGGGGCTGGAGCGGGCGTTGGCTGAGGAGCCGGTTTAGCAGGTGCTACAGGAGCAGGTTTCTGAGCTGGAGCAGCAACAGAAGTAGCCACATTACCAAGCAACGACTTGATGAAGTTCTGTGTATTTTCTGACAGGTTTACACTAACCTCTACGGAAATTTTAATTGCTTCCATTTTCGTAAGTTTTAATGAAATTATCTAAATAGTTAATAAACTCGTGCATTGTCATATCAGGCACATTTGAAATTTTCTGCTCTATAAGATTATTATTCTTATATATAGATACAAACACACCTTTATAATTCAGCTTGACTTTATAATCGCCTTTCAGCATTGTAAGACAACCGTCTTCTGACGAACCTTTCCAAGTACCTGCTGAAAACAGGTCAGTTACTAACACGCCTATATGAGAGGCTAATGTTTCAATCTGCTTAATATCCAAATCTGTTTCACCTTTTAATACTCGGTCAAAGGCTTGTTTCGGATATTTAACAGTAGGAAATAGCACCTTTGCTAAATCTTCTGTATTCAGCTTATAGTGCTCAATTACGCTGTTAATGTTAAACTGTTCCATATTTCTGGTTGAATTTTATTATCTTATTTTCGATATGCAAATATACAAATTATTCTCGAAAGAAAAAAATTTTTCCTATATTTTTTGAGAATTTTCTTGTTAAAAAACATTAAACAGCAATTTTGCATTTCCGGCGCTGCAATTCTATATAAATAAAGGCTGTAAACAATGGAAACAATAGAAACAAAGCCTCGTATATTTCTAACCTAATTTCTTAAATTCCGATTAACTCTATGGTTAATCAATATCTAGATTAGCGTAATATAAAAGATTTATATTTCTATTGTTTACATTGTTTACAGCATATCTAAGTGATTGATTTTGAGCACTTTAGAGCATAAACAATGGATTGTTTCTATTGTTTACCATCGTTTACCGCTTTATGTATATGTATTCACAGTTCATAATTTCTGTGTTCGGGTTTTCACTTACTATATCTACTTGCCTGCTTTTAACTTTATTGGTTTTCCACAAGAAACCTAAAAAGCGCTTATACGTAACTGTCTCCACTACTTTTAATGACTCTCTATTATTGATTTGTAGCTTTACAGTATCTCGTCTTAAATCTACACAGCCCTTTACATCTGTCCATTTAGACTTGTAATCAAAACACTTCAGCGTATCTACTTGATTTGTAGTGGCATCAATTCTTATAGAGTCTTGTAGTTTGGCAGATAAAGTGCTTATAGTTTCATACTGAGAGGTAATTATCTTCTGTAAATCAGACTTTCCTGCTTTTAGCTGTTCAATGAGCTTTAGGTCTTCACTTCTATATCGCTTATATTCCTTAAGCGTTAACTCAAGTTCAGATACTCGCACAGCATTGAGACTATCAGATACTTTATATTTCTGACTTTCAGACATTACAAACTCTTTTTCTGTAAGCAATATATCTTGATTGCTTTTGAGCCTAGCATTTTCTTCCTTTAAGCTGTGTATTTTGCTGAAGGCAAATACTAGTGCTATAACAGCTACAGCTATTATAACTATTTTTATGATTATCTTTTTCATGCTTTAATTATTCTCGCGTATTCTCGCATTAAGTTAATTATTACTTAGTATTACCTAATCTATAATATAAAAGCCATTCTCGGAATAATTTCTTATATGCGAGAATGGCTTTAATCAGTTTTAGAGGTCTTTATACTCATGCTTTGCATCAAAGCTAGGACAAGCCTTTGCAGCAAATTCTCTGTGTCCATGTATGGTCGCATTTGGATATTTTGCTTTAAGTTCTTTGAGCAGTTTGAGCAAAGATTGCTTTTGAGCGTCAGTGCGCGTATCTTTTGGAGCTAGTTGCCCATTTGGTAAACGCTTATGAGCATCACATCCTCCAACGTAGCAAATACCAATAGAATTTGCATTCTGACCCGAGCAATGAGCGCCAATTATACTTTCATCTCTGCCTTTATGAATAGAGCCATCGAGCTCAATTACATAATGGTAACCAATATCTTTCCAATGATTGCCATTAACATGCCAATCTCGAATAGTTTCGGTTTTGACGTCTTTTTCTTCAGGCGTTGCAGAGCAATGCACTATGAGTTTATTGATTTTTCTCATTGTCTTTGTCATTTAAGGCGATTATTTTTGTTATCTCATTAAGTATTTCGTGGCCTTGCTCTGCAGTGGCTGCTTGTACAATTTTCTTTACTATATCAGGCACATCAGCTGCATGAGCCTTTTTGCGCTTACTGTTCTCCACAACAGATTTACCCTCAATGTAGATTACAGCTATAGTACACAGAATTGTAGCAAACGGTACTATATAGAATGATAACAAGCTTCCCAGTATATCAAACATAAGAGCGAAAAGCATTAGCCTTACATAGTCGCCTATTTTTGTAACAGTTCTACGAAAACCATGCGACATAAGTGCTTGGCCTAATGCTTTTGCTGTAGTTGTTCCACTCCAGAAGTCCACGATACTACTGACCGCCATGAAAAACCAGCAAACTAAGATTATTCCGACTCTAACTGCTATGAAAAACATGAGTGCGTCGATATTCTTGGCTTCAATGAGTTCTAGCATATCAGATGAATTTTTCCCAGTTAATACTTATGGCTTTACCAATTGCATCAGCAGTCCATCTACAGAATATCATGCCTTCATAGCCATCAGGGTCATTTGCTACTTTATAAGCAGCTCTGAGGCATGATGCTTCATCCTTAAGAGGGTCAGGATAAAGGTCTGCATAGTACATATTAGCAAGATAAGTTACATCTCCATTTGTAACTTTGCTAGGAATGCTCAGGCCTAAACTTTCAATAGACTTCTTGACCTGTGCGGCAGTCCATGAATGGCTTTGGCCATTTGCATTTTCCATCATCTTGCTCACATGCTCTGCAAGAGCGTCAGTAAAATGGTAGCCATGCTTTTTGACATACTCTGAATATCCTTTTGCGGACATAAGAGCATTGGCTGTTTGCTCATAAGGCAAATCAAATTTAACCTTATGTTCACCGTGCGGAGTAGCTATTCTGCTTTCTACTACCACATCCTCATCATCTTCGTGCTCCTTATCATGATGGTCGCACGAGTGATGCTTTATTATGATACATCTTAATCTATATCCCATATTAGCTCATTTTCTTTATGAAGTCAGACATCATTTTCTTCAGCTCATCTACTGAGCCTTTAACACCAGTTACGGTTTCCTCAATAGCACTAAAGCGCTTTTCGGTTTCCTGTTTCTCCTTGTATACAGGATTGAGCTCTGCAAGCAGAGAAGATGACTTCTCAAGTACTTCTTTCTGATGGTCTACTGAGGCCAATATCTGTTCGGCAGTATTCTTCATAGCCTCAATTTCACTTGCCAAGCTCATCTTATCTGTAGACAAAATAAGATTACCTGCATAAGTGACTGAAAGATTTTCAGGAATTACATAAGTTGCGGTCTTCCCATTTGCCTCAATGGTAATATCAATTACCATTTCAGTTTTGCCAGTTTTCTGGTTCATTTCCATACGAGGAAACGGCACCTGAGCTGCTTTGCCTTGCGTAAGGCTCAAATCCTGCTTGTTAAGAATGTATACAGGATAATTCTGCTTAATATCTTTGAATAACATAGCTTTATATTTTAGTTGATTAAATGCAAAAAGAGAGTGCCTAAGAAGGTTTCTAGAAAACCCCTCAGGTACTCTCTAATTATTTACGCAGTAGTCGGGATAGTTACAGTCAGAGAACTATTGATTGCATAGCAGTTGGATTTACCGCATACTATTTTAATCAAGCCCTGAGTCATTCCGAGCTGGTTGATAGTGACAGATGCAGGAAGTGTCGTTATACCCTGGAATGCAACCATAAAGCGCTCATTGATTACCTGCGTCTCAGCCTGGCATTTGCAAGCATTAGGCGTAGTAATTGTGATGGTTGCTACTATAGGCACGAATACCGTTGTTCCATTAAGAACAGGTGTTTCATTCCTATAAGTAACAGTCGCAAATGGCTGATTGGTAGAAGTTGCGCAAACGCAACGGCACAGTTTCTCCTTGAATGTGGCCAAGAACGCGGCTTGATTTGCCACAGGAGCAGCGGCTAAGCCTACTGGCGATAATGTAACCATAATCTTTACAGTTTAATGGTTAAACATTACTGGCCACAGCCGCATCCACAGTTATTCCAGTTATTACCGCATCCGCAATTGCCTCCGAGACGATTCAGCAGCAGATTGTTCTGGCGCTCCTGGGACAACTGGAACTTGAGGTCCTGAATTTGCAGAGACTTCTCATCGCTCCAGTGATTGTTAAGAGTGTCAATGATACGCTGGGTATTGGCATTTGCGTTGTTGATAATATCACAGGTCTGGCGCTGAGTCTCATAAGACGTTGCGGCAAAGCCCTGGGTGATTGCAGAGCCAAGGTCGCGCTGGCCATTGCGGAGTTCGCCAGTGTCTTTGCAATTCTGAAGCTGAATATCAGCACGGAAGTCTGCAATCTGGCGCTGAGTCTGGCAGCAGCAGTTCTGGAGAGCCTGGATGACGTTGCAGTCACCGAGGTTAACTGCATTGATAACACGCTCAGCAGAGAAGCCAACCTGGCCAGCAACCTGCTGGATAGCAGCCTGAACATCGCAGCAGCACTTCTGAATAGTGTTGAAGTCGATATTGAGGGTCTGTGCAAGCTGGCTGATAGCAAATGCATTACCCTGAACGGCAGACTTAATACAGTCAGCATTCGAGGTGTCCTGCAACTGAGTGCGGATAGCATTGAGCTGAGCCTGAGTTTCGATACCCTGAGTGGCGGTACCAGCGCCATCTCCATTGCCCCATCCGAAACCTCCGTTGCGGAATAACGCGAGGAACATGATGTACGCAAAAGGATTGTTCATCCAATTGTTGTTATTCATCACGGCGGCCATCGGGCCCCAATCGTCTCTGCGGTTATTACCTGCCAGAATGGCTGCTGCTAGAGCATTGTCATTGTCGCCTCTGTCGCAACAATAAATTTTTTCTACTGTTTCTCCCATAATTTGAAGAATTTAGAAAGTTAATAAAAAATGTTAATTATAATATATTGAATACCTCTCTAGAAAAGGTATAAAGTATTTAGCTTATTAAAAGTAGCTCATTTGTAAAAATTTCTCCCATTTTTTCTTGACCAAATGTACTTGGGTGGCCATTAGTTCCATTATCTGAACAAATTGCCTGAAGCGATTTTGGAGAAGTATTCATTTTATTCCATAGATTTATTACTGGAATATTCCACGTATTGTGCAAAATATTAAAGCAATGTTCCACGCCATTATAATTATAAGCGCTATCTATAACTAAGACCATTCTTTGATTTACGCCCAACTTGTACATTTTATCCATTAAATACAGCATAGCTCCCAGAAACGAGGTTCTATGTTGTTCAAAAGAGCTACCGTCAGAATATCTCCAGTTTTTTAAATCAAAAGCATTCCAATCGTCAGCTGTAAAATTTGTATTATTCGGTCCTGTGGCAAATACCCACAGAGATGTATCTGCATTTTCTTCTGTAAAAATATTTTCCCATGTTCTATAATAATTATTATAATTATTACTGCCAGGAACCCAATTTTTTCCATCTATAGGCTCAGGATTTTTTGAAATTTCTATTTTAGTTTTTCCTATATTCTTAGCATTTACATATTCTGCTTTTGATAAACACGTTGAGCCATATGTTAAAGGAATCAAGGTATCACCAGATTTAACAGCATGTATCGCTTGTCCAGGTACTACAGCCGGTATTATTTCAAAACCAAGGTTTTCAGATGCAATCTTTGCATATGCTTTTTCTGCTGTACTTCCATAAGCAGTGGATGTTCCAATAATACATATCTTTTTTCCTTTCCACTGATTATTAGTGTTTATTTTTTTCAATAAAGAATTTATGCCGACATCTAATTGGTTTGCACTCACAGAACCAGAAATCAGCTTTGTTCCAGGAATAGAATTATCTGACACGTCTTCACTGCCAATGCTGCTAAAACACAAATGGCTTGTTGGGTAAAATCCTCTATGACCATATTCATCATTTGTCATTGCTATATTAATAACGGCAAAATCAAAATCTACATCAGGAGTAATAAGATTATCTCTACCATACATATTAGTATCATCTGCGTATACACATTTTGCTGATGGGCTTACGTCGCCTTTATAGTATCTAATATAACTTCCATATAAATATGGTTTCCAATCAGGACATTTATATTTTGTGTTCCGCAATGGTTTTAAAATAAGCCCTTTATATGTTGACGAAGCGTCATTAATAAACAATTCATGGTTTGGTGAATCTAAAGAAATAAAAGGTATTTCTCTAACAGTTGCAAATTTTTGCCTTACGCCTTTATATATTTCACTAGTAATTACTTTTTGACTAATAGTTTTATTATCAGAATTACCTAATTCTTGTGAATACTCAACAATTATATAATTTGTCCATGCTCCTTCTGTGTCGTTGCATAACAAAGCAAGAGCTGTATTTTTTAATTCGAACCCATCAAAATTGCTATATATTCCAGGCTGTGTAGCTAAATAGAATACTGGCCCGTCGGGATTACCTGGGCTAGTTGCCGGTGTGGCAATACCGACAAATGTAGCATTTTCTCCAACAGTATTTACAACGCTGTTGAGAGTATTTTGTAATACGGCGCCAGTAATTTCCTGATTGCCATTTGTTTTTATAATACCGGCTATTGCTGCTTTTAACGTAGTCCAATTTGCCATAATTAATTAGTTTTAGCGTCTAAAAGGAGGTAAGATTCTTCTCTTTTGTTGAGCATAAGTTGCATAGAATATTCGGGTGAATCAAACGCGCACCCTATATAATCATCTTGTATATTAACCTCTTGAATATGATAAATAGACCTGGCCCCATTTTCATTTTTAATGCGCACACAACCGCTAAAAAATTTTTCTTCATTTGCAGCGTCTATGATAGTATCTATTTCGTTTTGGCTATTTAAGACTTTATATATCATAGTGTCAGAGTCTTCTTTTCCGCTGGGGGTAGAAGATATATCAATGACATAAGGTATATACCCTTGTAAGCCTATAGCTAACCGGGCCAAAGCTGTTGAGCTAGCACTACCTTGTTCAGATATGGAACGCTGCATAAATTTATTTAATTCACTTCTGTTCATTTTTTATTCTATGTTAAAATCGTTATTAAAATCGCTATTAAAATCTCCACCAGCAAGTTCCGGAGTATAACCTCCTATATTAGCTATAACTGTGTCTGTTTCAAATTCACACTCAACTGATGCTAAGTCGCCTTGGTCTTCCCAATCTGGCTCCATATTAAATGTGGTCAAATCATAGGTTTGTAGCTTGCTTGTAATTTGTTTACTTTCGCAAAGTCTTACAATTCTAAGAGCATCACACAGATATTCTGGGGCTATAAAGGTGAATTTATATATCTTCTTGCTTACTTGGCTTTCAATGAATGTATAACCCATTCTATCAGTTGCTTCTTCTTCAAAGTCATATTCAGGTTTACCTACTTGTGTATTAAGATAACACCTAAATTTGAAATTATCAGAAAAATCTACTATGCCATTTTTAAGCTCAAAATTATACGAGTTGTAGTATTCAATAAGAAGATAATCATCTACTTTGTTACAGACTGTGAATACATCTGAGTATATAGTTCCAAGGTCAGGTATGTGTATCGCTAAATAGTATCGACCTTCGTGCTTTATTCCAATTACTGGAAGAGTTCCAGGATATTTAAGAAGCTTGAAGCCAGTATATGGCTTAATAACTAAGCCATTTTCTTTCATATTAGTAGTAATATCCGTGTATTTACCAGTATTAAAGTCATATAATCTGACCCAACTTACTGATGTTCCACTTGCAAGAACTACTTGAAATGGCAATAACATATTCTTATAGGTTATAAGCTGATAAACCTGATCATACGCATAGTCTTTACGATGATTTTGCAATGCAATATTATCGTAAAACGGCAATGGTGATATGTTATTATTTACTAACTTCATACTGTGAATATACTAAAAATTTCTATAATAAGAAAAATTCTTAACAAAATTTAACTCATATTTTTATTGAGGCGAATATGCTAATTTTACTTTTGCTGTACGCGTATTCATGTTTACAGAATATTCGTCTATCTTACCATTTCCTATATTAGTTTTAATAAGTTCCAACTCGTCTAAATCCTCTTCAATAGGAAATTCTACAGTATGTTTTATGCACATTTTTATAGCATTTACATGTAATTTCCGTGTTACGTTGCATTCTATACTACGGGCTGGCATATCGTACATGTAGAACCTCGCTAAATAAGCCCAAGCAGCATACCAATTTTGTGCTATAGCATCATAACTATCTCCATTTTCATCTATAAGCTGAGTTTCTATAATCGGTAATTCGTAAGATGAGCCGTTTTTTATAGGGCATAGTAGCGTGAAACCATCATCGGAAAAGTTAGCTGGATTAAACAGCATGTAGTCTACATCAGATGAAAACTGACTTATATGTATTTCCTCATTTTTATCCTTCTGTATGTAATTAGACTTCACGTCCACAGTTAAGTTACCAAACAAATCAGTTACATCATCCATCCAGCCGAATTCGTACCGCTGATTAAGGTCAGATTTATCATATTCTATTTCAGATTGAAAATAAGTCAATAGTTTTTTATTGAATTGGTCTATAAGCTTAGTAAAATCAAGTTGAACATTACTGTTACTAGAATACGAGCCTCCTCTTATAAAAAAGCTTATATGCTCAACTTTGAATTTACCATTTTCTATATACCAGTAGCATCTAAAGCAATCACGGAGCATTTCCATAAGGTCTTTAAATGATATTTCTGCTTTTTGTGCTGCTTGGTCATATTCACCTTTAAGTATATTTGTTTTCTGCGTAATAAATACATAAAATCTATCCATGCTAATAGGCACAGTAGTATCATACAAAAAACGACTATACTCAGCAGTAGCTTCGTGTTTAAGAGTCGGGTCAATCTTATTAAGTAAAGCCTTTATAACAGCTGCTATAGAATAGCTGTCTCTAAGTGTATATTGCTTTCTTAATTTCTTTTCAAGCTGCTCGTGGGCAATACTATATACATACCAAAGTGAGGCATTTGCCCATGAATTTCTACTAATAGGCAGTGGCCTACCAAGACCCGTGCTAGTAGGAATAAACCGGTTAGTAAAATACTGACCATAATCGTTTAAGCCATATCTTGTTGGTTCGTCTACTGCTCTAGAAGTGCAGAAAAATAATCCGCCTTTTAAGCCAATACATCTTTTATAATTTCTATTGTCGGTTACAAAATCATTAGATGGTAAAACATATGTATTTTTTGTTCCTTCAGAGTCTGTAATCGTATCTACATCACACAATAAACGCTGATATATATGATATACAAATGGACTTTCTATGGTGAATTTATCTGCAGAATTGTTTACATTTATCATGACAATATCTTCACGACCTATGTATTTATTATTCGCATCAGATGTTGCCCACTGTTTTTCGGACTGGTATAGCAGCACATTATCAGAATTTCTATATATGCGTATCCAATACATAGGCGGTATATAACTACCATCTACTTGCTCCATTTTGCACGTATACCCGTTCCAACAACTCCAGTGTCCATTTGTGCCAGCATATACCCCATTAACATCAGAAATGCCGGCTTCTTTTACATAAAATTCATTTCCCGCTTTTATATAAGAAAAATAGTATTTATTTATTAGAGCATCATGGTTATCAATAGCTTCATTCACGTCATCTTCCCAGTATATACCACCGAAGAAATTAGATATAGAATTAGCTCCACGAACATATACCTGCATAAGTGAACGTTTATGTAGATTTATACGCGTAATAGCCGGGGTGAGTTTTATAAGGTCATAAGTATTTTCATACTTATTCATAACCTCACCATAATCATCTATAGCAGTAGTTTTTAGCTCACATTTCTTTTTATCATAATCAAGTTTACAATCTATTTTGTTAAACTCGCCTTTATAATACTCAATCCATTTTCCAGAAATTCTATTATACTTGTCAATAATAAATATGAGCTGGTCTTCTAGGCTTGAATTAGCCACAAGCTCATAATCTTGGCCAAATAAGTTTATTTTACCATCAAGTGATATTCTGAAAAATTCTTGGCCACTTTCCTTTGCATATTTCTTGCTAAGTTCCTTATAGTGAGGATTTACAGTAGAAAGAATATATACAAAGTTAGTATTCTTTTTTGCCACAAAATTTGCGTCATTTGTAGAAAATCTTAATGCAAAGTATACAGCATTACTTGGAACTTGAATAACCGTATTATTCAGTCTAGAAATTAAACTCATAGACCTAATAAGTGTGTGTGTTTCATCATAGAAGAAAATAGCATTACTGTTATCTAAAGAAATAAGATTTATAAATATGTACTTCTTATCATGCAGGTTATTTAGAGTACTAGCGTATTGGGTTGAATTACCGACTATTATATTACCAGTAAAGGAGTCAATAGTTTGATAACTATTGAAAAATATATTAGCGGTGGAACCAACATAGAAATTATATTTAGGAGGTATCATAAGCTTTTTAATTTTTAATTATACGTTTAACATTTCTGTGCTGCATTACGACTGTACCATTTGGCATAGTATAATACCTTGTTTCATTTTGTTGTCTTATACTTCTCACGTCATCTTCAAGTTTGGAAAGGTCTATGTTGCCATTAGCATTCAAAGATATATTTAACCCATCTGAACCGTCAAATGCTTTCAGATATTTATCTTCAAATGTACCTTTATTAAAACTATCAATGACATCAGGTAGTATTTTACGATACTTTCTTGTTTTATGCTTATTTATGATAGCAAGTGCTTCACCGCCTTCAGCTCTCATTCTCTTGCCTTTTTTATTACTTGTTCCCAGGTCAATATCATCACCAGATGCATGAGAGCCTCCTTCCAAGAACTCAAGACCACCTTCACCATATTCTTCAGATTGGCTTGCAGTTACTTGTTTTGCTTTAATCTTAGCTACCGCAAATGAAGTCCACATTGTAGCAATGGCCGCTAATGCAAGAGCTGGACCTACAATAGGTATTGAGGAGAATGAGCTCCATAAGTTAGCAGATGCTGTAATAAGTGAAGATGCTTGAATTACAGTATTAAGAGTCTCTTGACGTTTTTGAGCGGCTTCAAGCATTTTTTGTTTTTCTTGCTGTCTTTTCTTTTCTTGCTCAAGTTCTTTTTTAGCTGTAGCTACATTATTAGCATAGCCGTTATTACGAGCTTCAACTTCCGCGTCATAGGCTTTTTGTGCAGCTTCTACTCGTTTCTCTGCAAGTTCAACTTGCTTTTCAGCTAATTCAACTTCAGCATCTAATATAGCCTGGAACTGTTCAAGCACTATATTAACAGCATCTTTTAATGCATCAATCTGGTCATCATCAAAGCCAAGCTTCTCTAATAGACTACCACCAAGACCTTTTTTACCTATATTAGAAATAAAGTCATCAAGTTCAGACAACTCTCTATCAATACCTTTTACAGTAGATTTTGCTGCATCTATTTGAGCTTGGCTCCAATCAAGTCCACCAGACTCAGCAAGTTCTATCTGCTTTTCCAATCTAGCTTTTTCCTGTTCAAGCTTAAATCGAGTTATTTCTGTCTCACTTCGCTTTATTTCATTAAATATAGCTTTATCTAAAGCTTGCTGCTCATCAAAACCTTTCATCTTAAATGAGCCTTTTATTTGAGCTGCAGATTTATCAAATTGAGCATTTATCACAGAGCTACTTACTTGCTTAGCAGCAGGTTTAGCAGCATTTTCAGCTAATGCTAATTGCCTACGTACTTCATTTTGTTGTAGCAGTAATTGCAACTCTTCCTCTGTGCCTTTTTTTACAAGTTCAAGCTGATTTTCAATATCACGCTCTCTGGCCCTGAGTATTTGCTTATCATAATCAGCATATAACTTAAGTTTTTTCTTATTAAACTCAATAAGTATTTCTTCCTCAGACCTTGCACGCTTATCTCCAGCTGCTAATAATTTAGCATTTGTTAATATTACTAATTGATATTCTGCTTCAAGATTTTGTCTCATTAATTCTCTTTCTTCTACCAATGAGGCTTCCATCTGAGAAGCATCTCGAGTAACAATCACATCAGTAGTAGTAATAGCTGCATCATCATATGAATAGAATGATGATGCGTCTAATCCTGTCTGAGTTTCGCGCTGAAGTCTAAGAGAATTAGCAGCCTGTTCTCTTTGTATTTGCTCTAATTGAAGTGCTAAAGCTTTAAGATTATTTGCTATAGTATTATTTATCCAAGCATTCTGCTGTGCTATTTGTCTCTTTTGGTCTTCAGTAAGTTTCTTATATTTGCCATCTACATTTCGTACGTATTCATCATTCTTACGAAGCATTTCCCTGAGCTTATTATTCTCATTCTGTACTTCATCAGCTGCTGTTTTACGTCTTTTAGCAAATTCATCTTTCTGTAAAGCCGTTATACTCTCTTCATATTCTTTTTGTGCCTTTATGCTATTTTGGTTAATAATACTAGTAAGGTCACGTGGTTCTCTTGTACGTGTCCTAGTTTTTGTCTTCTTATGAGGTTCATCAACACCTGCAGCATTAAGTTCAGCTTTAGCAGCAGCTTCATAGCCAGCTGCCAAATCAAAATATGCGTCACCTGTTTTTTCAGCAGCCGTAGCTTCATCATTCAAATCCTTAATTCGTTGCTGCTTAAAGCTTTCAGCAGACACTTGGTCTGCTACTTGCAGATTAGCTTGGGGAACATATCCAGTTTGAGGGTCACCTGCCCTAAGAGACGTTTGCACAAACCAATTCTTAAATTGGTCCCAACCGGATGTGCCTTTAGCAGCTTCTGTTTCGGCTTTATTTCTTGCAACTAATGCTTTTTCATATTGCTCAGCTGCAAGCTTCTGAGCTGCTGCAGCTTTTGCTCTAAGTTTAAGAGCATTAACAACAGCTTCAGTATTATTTACAAAGATGTTCTCAGCATCAGTTACATCATTAACAGCGACGCCAAGTTTATCAAATTCTGACTTGTTATCTTTAATCCACTGATTTTTTTCAGCCGTGGTTTTAAGATTTTTCCATTCTTGCTGTAATTGCTTAAGCGATACTATATTATCACCATAACTTGCATTTGTGCTTTCTAGTTCTTTAGCTATATTATCAAGAGCTTCAGTTGTAGAAATAACAGCATTTTTGGCCTTGAACAAATTGCCTATCCATTCAATGATTTGGCCACCAAACATTGAGAATACAGTAAGTAAAATTACTAATGCGGTATTCCAGCCAAACAAAGCCTTAACAATAGACTTTGTCACATTTACTGTAGCTTTACCTTCTGCTTGAAGAGCTTTATTTTGAGCGCGCAAACGGTTAATCTCATCAACAACCATAGGAATGTTGTTTGAGATACCTAAGAAGAATGTATTAAGTGAAACTGCAGCTGCAGGAAGTTCTCGAACTACCTGAGATACTGATATTCCTAAACCATCCCATGTTTTCTGATAATGGCCTACAGATAATCTATAGTTACCAGTTGCTTCTTGTAACTTAATCATCTGCTGGTATATTGCAGCAGTTTCAGTCTCAAGCTTTTTACCGCTATCTGCAGCTTCTCTTTCAGCCTGAGACATCTGATTAAGCTTTATTTTATTCAGCTCATACTGCGCTGAAAGTCTATTATACGACCCTTCTGCAGAAGCTGCTATTGTTGCTTGAAGTTGAGCAACTCTATTTGCTTCTTTTATTTGAGTTGAATACAGCTTTAATTGCTGATTTTCTTCAGACTGTGCATAAGCTAATTTCTGTTGTGCCTGAGCTATAGGGTCAATAGTAGCTTGTTGCTGCTTTCTAGAAGAAGTCAGCTCAGATATTTTTCTTTTTAATTCTGTAAGTCGCTTGCCTTCATCTGATTGCAAATAAGCTAACCTCTGCTCAGCTTTTTCAACTTCAGATAAAGTTTGAATATGCGGCTTCATGGTATCATCAAGAGCCTTAATTTGATTTTTAAGGTTGATAATATCATTCAAAAGCTGTTGGCCCATTTGGCTATCTGCTCTTTCTGCATCTGTAAGAGACTTATATAATGACACAGCTTCTTTTAAATCGGATTTAAGCCTATCATAAGACGATACAGCTTGTTGCAAATAGCGCTGCTGTTCTACAGTAGTTCTATTTGCATCTGCTGTTTGAGCTTTAAGCCATGCTATCTGTTTACCAGTATCTGATATAGCAAGCTTAAGCTCGTTCTGTGCCCGTTCAAGCCTTGATGTAGAAGCTGTGGCTTCATCAATGCTTTTACGCCCATCACTTGTAGCTCCACTAACAGACTTAAGAGCGTGCACAACTCTATCTGCGCCTGCTCTTATAGCATTCACCATGACTTCATACTGCTGATTGAGCTCTCCTAATTGCTTTACAAGTTTTTCAATAGAGTCATCCGGCTGTATTATGTCACTATATTTTATTTTATCGTCTTCAGCCATAATTATTTCTTACGTTTATTACGTTTCAAACTCTTTGCCTCAGCTTCTGCTTGAGCTTTTATATTATCGATAGCATTATAGAATTGAAGCACTGTCATCTTTCTAGCATCTATGCTTGTTTTTTGAGCTATAAGTAAACAAGTACTTTCAAACTGCTTATCATATTTAACCTCAGCAGACTCACTTCCTATATACGTTTTTGGTGTATGCATATTAAGCATCATTATATCTATAGCCTCAATTTGCTCTGAGTTATCAGTATCATTTATAACTGAGTCTAATACAAGAAGTGTTCTAGCTTTAAGCTTGTCATAAGCTTCTTTTTCCTTTGGATTTACAAAATCGCCTGGAAAGTATATTTCTAGTTCACTTGTGACTTTTTTTTTAAGCCACAAAAGAAAATCTATGACTTTAGAATGCTTAATCTCTTTAAGGTCCTGAAGTAGTTTTTTAAGCCCATCATCTGACAAATCATTAACTTCTTTTCCGTCCACACTATGTATAAGAGCAGCAAAAGCTAAATACTTTGGTGATATTTCACTGTTTACCATGTAGATATTCTGCCGCATATTTTGCAATTCCTGCAAAGCCTTTCTATTATTATTTGATTTTATATACTTTGCTATCTTTACTATATGAGCATCAATATCATCTGCATCTGACCCAATGCCTGAGTCAATAAGCAGATATTTATTGTATTTTTGAAAATTTATGATTGGCATTTCATCTATGCTATCATAAACCCGCACAATTTTCTTATTTATAAGTAGGCTTTTCATATCAAAATTCGCGTTATAGGGGTTGATATTATTGGAATAAATAAGATATTCATCTCTCTAAAGAAAATAGCGAGAATGACAGCGAGAATGAGCGACGTCCAAAAACTTAAGCAAAAATCACAATCGAATAATTGAGAAATTAGCTTAGGTGCTTTGGCAATTATATTGTCTCTTATACCTAATTTTCCAATCAGCAATATGACGAATGCTGCTGCTAAGGCTATATATATTAAAGCTGAAAGCAATGTTATAAAATATATCGTTGACATAATTCTCTAGTTGTTAAAGTGAACTCAATTCTAATTCCTGCATAAGGGTACATAAAGAATTGTTTATCAATATCTTGTATGCCTTCTCCTTTATAAGTATAGTTGTTATATATTTTTTCTATAGAGTACCCTTTATATATGTTCTCAAAGCGCTCGTATATATCATTGATAACGAATTTACCTGTAGTTGTAATAATACCAGGGGTTGTTAATATTCGTATTATTTCATCTTTAATTTCCTCAGTATGAAGTACTGTTTCATCATCATAGATACTGCTTAAATCATACCAGAATATAATGGCCCCGCTGAAAGTATACTGAGGCAAAGATTGCACTACTTGAGTAATTTTTTGTGGGTCATATATATCAAACCATGAAAAGTTACCAAAGTTATCATTGGGCAAAAGTGATACATATTCTCCATTACCATTGTATGATGCTGGATATATGAATTTATTGCCATCGGGCCTGTGCTCTACAAGCTTGTAAGCTCTTCCAAATGCACAATTAAGCCACTTAAGCTTTTCCATAAGCGACTTTTGCACATCCTGCAATACCTTATCAAGTAGTACAGGATTATCTTTATATCTTATTTGTACAGAACTTTCTTTCATTATCTTATGACTCTTTTTAACCGTTTAACAAGCTCTTTTCTTATGTGGGAGCGGATTATTCTTGTAAAGTTTTTATCTGTCAGCCTGAATATTTCTTCTCCATATTTTTCAACAAGGTATTGAGTTTTTTCATCGCTTGCTGTTATATAAAATCCTTCTGAGTCAAAAACTACAAACATGGAATTGTGAAATTCACCTGTATCTCTTAATGTAACCCGAGTTGTCGGTTGGCCTTTCCTCTTTTTGTTTTTTATAGTTTTAGGTGCATAAGGCATATAATCCATAATCTTTTCACCTCGGCCGTTGATACCTCTACGATACAGCTGGTCATCCGCTATTGCAGATACTATCACGTCCTCTTTATCACGAATAATATCTTCCAATAGTATAGGCAGACTATCTTTAAATGCTCTCAGGCGATATTCAAGATTGCGAAGCGTCGTATTATACCTTTTTACAGCCATACTATATAGTTCTATATTTTATACCGTTATTTTTACAAGGAAGACAGACTCTGTCTATTCCTTCAGTACTAAGCTTAATTGCTTTAAATGCCATATCGAGTTGATAACTAAGACCTGATTTTTTCATAGATGAAGAGTCACCATCAACTTCATATAGAATATCAAGTCTAGAAGCATTTATTGAATGCCTATTTGTACGCGCATTGGCATTATAGGCAAATTCACGGAGCATATCCACCGCTACTTGTTTTGCTATAACATCCTGAAATAGCATTCGCTGCTCAATTATAAAGTCTGTAATATCACAGCTTATTGTTATTTCAAGATTTAAACCATAGTTGTTATCATAAGTATATTGGTTGTTTTCAACGTCCCACAAATGTGGTTCTTCTTCTATCTCAACCAATTCCTCGTTAACAAAAAACGGGTGTACTTCTATATATTTAGACCAAGCCATCCAAGCTAATAGCTCTTTACGTGAGCATGAACCACACGGCTCTTTAGACCAGTCTTTATCCTTTCTTATAGCTTGGCTGCCTTCTGGAAGTTCAGATTGAAAATAGCACAAATACCAGCTACCACCGGCGTCATTATCTTCACTTTGATAAGGCAAATACACATCATTAAGTGAAAACCATTCTGTGCTGTTTTTACGTATCTTATTAAGTTTTATTACCTTAATAGGCACATTCATGCTAGAATGCATAAGATATAAAGTATATTCACCAGGCTCTGTAAATTGTAAACCTATTTTATTGATTTTTGTAGTTACGCCTTTTGCTCTTACAGGCACAACCTCAAAGCCAACTAGATTTTTTTTGTTTTTTACAACATCTACTAAACGGCCAGTACCGTCAAATAGAGTTCTGTTTTCGCACAAAGCCTTATATGTACCTTGTGCAATTTTTTCATTACAATATCTAGCAATAGCTTTTTGAATACTAGCTTTAGTTTTACTTTCAAGCCATTCAGAAAATGGATTAGTTTCGGCCCAGTACTCAGATTCTAACCTATCTAATTCATCTAATGCTATAATACTTAGGTCATCAAAATATATCGTGGCTTCTTTTTCTACTTTTATGTTGCCTGTGATAAAAGCTGTATCGTAGTATTCATATTCAGGAACATTTACTACAAACTTATATAATCTATATTCTTCGGTGCAATATAAATAATCAGAATATGTAAAAACAGCACTGCCTCCATCATTAGAACAATAAGATAGTCCGAGTTTAAACATTTTATTTCGCTGATTACCGGGAATGCTACCGTAATCAGCAAGCTTTGCATATACGCTTATTTCATAATTACCGCCTCTAGTTATTTTTATTTTTTCAGTTTGTAGCCTAGTATTTGAAGAAGTAAGTCTTATTGCATGTTTACCAGAATGGCTATTTCCCGAAACTATAACTTTTGAACTCTGAATAGAATTATAGCCACTTTTTAAATTAAAGAACTTAGCCTGTGTAGAGTCGGTGGTTACATCACTAATTAGTGTCTGGTGCACACCGTTGCTGTATACTTCTTGCTGTTCTATATCAGTAAATTCTTCGAATGAAGCATTTTTTACAAGGTTAATTCTACACGGGGCTACTCCTTTACACAGCTTTATCGCTTTAAATAATCTATTATCATATTTTACTACATTACCTTTAGAATATGATTTTTCTGCATCATATTCCTCAAAAGTCGTATTCTTAAAATCTGGAGCAATACAAGACATATTCTGCAAGGTCAGCAGTGGGTGAATTTGCTGAAAGTATAAGCCACTTTCGCTCGCAGTTAAAGCATCAGATATTTTTAAGTCTGATGTGTCATAATTTTGCTCCCACCCTATTAGATGAAGCAGCTTTTCTTGTATATCTAGAGCTCTAACCATAGTTTCTATTATTTATTGAAAAACAGGAGGCCACTGAAGTAATTTACCTCAGCGCCTCCTGCCAAAGCTAATAACAACTCAAAGATTTGCTATTAAGTATTATGCACCAGCGGCCGCCTTGGTATTAACCGGATTTTCTTCCGTGTTAACAACTACTACAGGCTTAGCATAGATAGCATCTTCACTTGAAACATTGAATGCCAAGATAGGACTAGGCAATGTAGCAGCATTACTATTGTAAGCAGTAAGGAATGCAACATCTACAGCAAAGCCATAGTGCTCCTTGCGAGTGCGGGTCATATCTGCGGTAGCAGCTCCTGCGATAGCATTGTAGTCGCCTACAGAGTCGTAGAAGTATGTACCAACAGGCATGTTAAGCAAAGGCAGAGTTGCGATACCCCACTCATGACCATCGCCAGACACAGTGCCAAGCAAGCAGTCGCGCTCGAAACGAGTCAACATACCGAGTGAACCAGCATTTACTGCATAACCCTGAGCATACTTGCCTTCAGAAGCAGCGATGTTGTTAGTAAGGTGAACAATCTTGTTGCCAAACTCATTCTGCTTGTTTACAGCATTGTAAAGTCCATGCTGCTCAAGTTTACGCATAATTGACTCAACACCAGGGTCACCTACAATGTGCAACTGACCATAGAAGTCATTTGCTCCCATCATAACCTCGAGGTCGCCGAATACGTTTTCACGCTCTGTCCACTTGGCGTTAATAGCATTGGTGGAAAAGTCGTAAAGCAGCTTATTCTTCAAAACCTGAGTTTTGTTAGCAGCAAGAGAGGCAAGAGCAGCTTCATCAAGCTTCTGAGCAAACTTATAGATGTACTTCATCATCTTGGTTTCGAAGTCCTTCTGAATGCCAATCTCGTTGTTCATGTACATTGCCGGAGCAATAGTAAATCCCCACGCATAAGTGGCAA